CATCGACTACAACTGGCTCGGCTTCATCGGCCGCAACTGACTCGGCTTCATCGACTACAACTGGTTCGGCTTCATCGGCCGCAACTGACTCGGCTTCATCGACTACAACTGGTTCGGCTTCATATGTAATATTCAATGTTTGCGATTCTTCTGTAAAAAATTCATCTATATTATTATCATTGTTCATAATTATATTTTCCCATTAGAATAAAATATGATTAATTTATCTAATTATTGATTTAGCTAAATAATATATTCAGATATTCTCCATGAGATTTAGACCATCAAACATTTGAATGCAACCACGAAGTCGTCAACGTTGAAATGTTCACCAGTCTAATTTCTATTCTATATACACTATATATTATGCCTCAATCATTAGGAAATGAATTAGTTGAATTGCAACCTGTAGCATTTTTTAAATGGAAAGGAAAAACGTTCAACCAAATTACTTCTGCATTAAAAAAAAACACATCAACTCTAAATATTGGCGACACTCACAATATTTTCAGACCCACGCCAGTAAAACTATACCGTAAAGAAATTGCATCTACACCTATAACAACTGGAAACCCACGTGTTTCTACCACCATAAATGATTTCAATATGCCAAATGGATACAGTTTATCGAATGAATCAAATGTAAATACCGGAAATTGTAATACATTAGATATTCAACTAACTGCCAATAAATATGATTTAGGAGGTGCTATACAATTATCGACTAACCCTGATGTTTGTTTTTCGCAAGCAGACAATGCACGCAGACGCATTAGAAGTGGTGGTATGATTAAAAGATACAACATAGACAATCGAAAAAAAAATTATTACACATCCAGCACTCAATATTTATATGACAGAAACGTAACGTTTGACCAAAATCAATTCAATTATACATTAAGCGATCCGAGTTGCAATGTCCCTATAATAAAATATAAAAATGGAAAATCTCACCAGGCTGGCGTATCATCAAGTGATTTAATTGCACGAAAAAGATACGATACTATTACCGATTCTGCTGCTAAATTTCAGTCTGCATATGGAAATGATGTAGCAAATGCATTAGCATATAGCACAAAGTCAAGCACGTATACTATAAAGGACAAAATTGGATATCCATTGAAACAAACTCCAGTGTTTCCAAAACATTCAACTGAAATGAAAAAGTGCTATGTAACAATAATTTAGACCGGCGAAGATTTCGTGGACAATACCTCTTCATGCAACTTCATTCGCTGCTGCAAATATATAATTATATTGAATATTGTGTTTGTTGCACCAGTGAGTGCATTTTTGAATATTCGTCTTTATCAGGGTATCGATATTTTTTTTGTTAGCAATAAGATCGAGAGTCATATTTATATTTTCAATTTGTTGTTGTCCAAATATAGCATTGTAATCTTCAATTTTTTTGTAAAAATAATATGAAATGGGGCACGACAAGAAAGATGTAATAGTATTATCTATCGGCGTCATTGTCATCCGTTCAAAAACACTACGTATAAAATGAAAAGCTGCATCGGATGATTCGCATGCGAATTCCTTGCATACTACATATTTTTCCGAATTTGCATAACGACTGGTTTTCGGTTTTGTTATATAAACTTTTTTATAAAAAGATGATAAAATACATAGCATATCAACCGTCGCTTTATTGAAACAATCAAAAATCTTCAGTATAAATGAACCGTTCGTTTTTTGCATACTGATAGCAAAGCAAATTTGCGCAAACAATAATCGCGTCATATTTGATTCTTGATTATTGAAATCCACGGAAAAATCGAATCCACCGTCGGCTGTTATAATATCCATCGACGACCCGTATTTTGTTCTACAATAGTCTAAATTCGCAAGGGACAAAATATCCCCCGTTCCATCCGCACCGTTTTCGATAAACACATTCGGATGTTCTTTCAAAAAATGGTCCGTCTTTTTCCACGCAGGAATGTTTTCGTCGTTTTTATCATCCAAGAGGGTCATTCCTGTATATCTATCGGTTTTACAATTACGAACGTTCGAAATAGCTTCAATGAATCCACCTGGTCCTTCTGCCATGTGAAACGATGAAATCGATTCGGTTATTTGATTCAAATGAAAATATTCTAAGAGTTCAATCATTTTGAAATACGCACGCGACAAAGGTTTATATTTAGCAACACTCTTTTTCTTATATGGAACTATGGTGTGTATATATTCATATGGATTCGTGTATTTTTTATAAATATCCCACTCGTCTTTGTCTTTTATTTTTTCCTTGATCACTGATAAATAATGAAAAAGGGATTGTGATATATATGTGTTTTTGGTATCTGTTTTAAGTTCATCGGACGTAACGCACGTTAGGTGTGTATATATAGAACCATGTATTTTAGGTAATATAAAATATAACATAATAATGATACATATAACATCAATAATTGTTTATATGTATTTTGTAAATTTATCTTTTTATTTATCTGCCCCACCCCCTTAATCAAATCATTCTATGTAAGATTCTTCACTCAATTCACTCGCGCAATCTAAATAATTTTCTTCGTGGTCGATTGTTTTCAATTCAAATATAGTTTTGATTTTGGATGAACCGGCTGGTTTTGTTTTTTGCCTTTTTTTATATTTGGGTGCTTCATCTTCATCATCATCTCCGCCTTCATCATCGTCACCACCTTCATCATCATCTCCGCCTTCATCATCGTCACCGTCTACTACAAATCCGTCTTTCACGTAACCGTCTTTCGTGCGTTTCATGCCACGACATTCGTCATCATCGTCATCACTATCATCATCACCAGAATCGCTTCCTAAATCTTCGAATCCACCATAAAGGATTTCGTAAATATCTTCCCATTCTTTTACAGATAAATCGTTGAACTCGCCTTGTTCAGATTTGTTGACCAGGACGCAGCTCCCAAAGAAGAGATGTTTGTCGACAGGTGGAGGGAATTCGTATTTGTTCTCTTGATTCGCCCTTCCAGCCGTTTTTCCATAAAGTGATATATTGTATTTCGCGTCATCGATTTCAATGGACCATGTAGTATAGCACTTGAAACCTTCGCTGCTTTTCAAACCCGCTTTTTTGTACAATTCTGATTCATTCCATGTTTTTAGTACAGTCGATTTGATTTCGCCTAATTTTTCAACAATTAATATAGATGGCATTTCACACACTACAACTACTTATGCGCCATTTTTTATATTGTTTCGTTTTATGAATTATTTAGAAAAATAAATATACTCCCTACATACCCAATCGCAATACGTATGGTTCTCAACTAACAAATCTGCAAAAAATATAATGGCGTGGTGGTTATTCAAAATAATAGCATTTTCATTTTTCATTGTACTAATAATTCATTATACATACGAATATTTAAAAAATACCTATAGCACTAAAATCGAAAAAGACATTATCGGATTTCAAACGCAAAAATACAAGGATATTATGGAAGAAATATTGCAAAAAGAGTCAAGTTCTCCACAACCCGATTTTTTAAATGAAAATGAAAAACAAAGCCTTGAAAATGATTTAGCAGAATTTGTAAGTTCCTATGATTGATGGGTCTACCCAACCGCATTTGTGCAAAAGTATATTATGAAAACAATATAAACATACCATGACAATAATATTTATTATATGATGTCAATGTCAACACCAACGCCAACACCATTTTTCGAAAAAACGGTTGCACAAAGATTCCCTAAATTCGAACTTTCCTATGAAACAATTTCACATAAGAAAGTTTCCTCCGAAAAATATCAAATAGCTTTAGCAATACCTCAAGGGAAAAAATACTATGCATGGTTTTCTTTTTATGAAAATCGCAACGTATGTTATTTGCTCGAATTAACCCGTGAAAAAAAAATCGGCAAAATTTCGATGCAAACGATTCATTCCCCCATGGAACTATCTTTAGGAACCGTCGTTTATGGAACAATGGTCGAAACCGATTTCCCGGTATTTGTTATAGAGGATATTTATTTCTACAAAGGCATTTGCGTAAAACAATTCGTGTTTTCTCAAAAATTAGGTATAATAGAAAATATGTTTATGAACACCCAAAAAAACCGCGAACTCAGTTTTTCACTACCATGTATATGGAAATATGACGAAGCCGACGGCGACATCCCTAAAAAAATCATGGATACGTGTGGATATGTGATTCATCATATACAATACCGAAGTATGCATGATATATTACCTTATGTCAATTTGTCTGCGAAACAAAAACCCGATGTGAAACCCACGTTCTTCTTACAAAACGCGCTGCGAGTCACCCAGAAATTCGATTACACTAAACCGCAATACAAATATCCTACTGTGTTCGAGATAAAAGCGGACGTCCAATTTGACATATATCATTTATTTGCATATGGCCAAAACAGTAGTCGCGTCTATTGCGGGGTTGCCGGAATACCCACCTATAAATCAAGTGTATTTATGAACGCCATGTTCCGGAATATTCGCGAAAACAAAAATCTGGATTACATCGAAGAAAGTGATGATGAAGACGATTTTGAGAACGTGGATTTTTCAAAATATGTAAACACCGATAAAACTGTCATCATAGAATGCGGATTCAACAGTAAATTCAAGAAATGGATTCCGATGAAAATTGCGCAGCCGAAAAGTCCGATTGTGCATATCAGCAAACTTTAGACCGGAAAACAATATAAAACAAAAATCTATAACACTATAAATGGAAGAAAATCAAAACCCATTTCTCAAAGCAGATGATAACAAAATTATCAATGAAAAATGTATCAGATGGGTAAAAAAAATGAGTGAGTGTTTAGAAGTTTGCACCAAATCAATCGGTTGTGATATAGATACCGGAGGCACCCATAAAATATGCAAACTAAATAATCCAGATAGTTATAATAAACTCAACAAATATTTTGAATAAAAACGTCTCGGGTTGCATCTCCATAGTGCAAAGTTTTTTCACAATATACAATATAGACATTGTATATTATGACAATCAGCTATCAATTATATTCACCGGATGAAGGCCCTTATCTGGGTGTTATACCAAAAGAATACGTCGCCACGTTAGGCGGAGAAACATACAAATACGCATCACCCATCTCGGGTGGTGCAAAAAAATCCCGTCGCAGGAGGAGGAGAACAACATCCCTTCGAAAAAAAAACAGGAGAACCAGAACCAGAACTACCAGAGCCCGAAAATCATTCCGCTAAATCAATACAATTAATCAAACACGTTCCTATTTTAGCGGTATTGACACCCACTTCATCGGATTCCTCTTCGCCAGGTGCGCTAATAGGTGCAGCCACTGAGCATGGTTGAAAAACAACACTCCATGGCGTATCCACCATGTTCGCATATTTACGACTATCGGTCTGTTGAATACGATAATTGCATTTTTTATAAAACGTTTTCCGATGACGCCATTGATTTTGAAATATATCATGGGAATCCACGATGTCCACGATAATCGGGTTCTCGTGTTTCATGCGCAGAATTCTCCCCACAGATTGTGTAATATCTGTTTTCGGAGTTATCATGACCAACGTCGACAAGGTTTTTATATCCAGCGCCTCTGCAGCCATGGCATAAGTCGCCAGCACAATTTGCATGGATTCGGTGGCTTGCAAATCCGCCTGTTTCATACCCCCCACATAAAATCCGACGGGCGCGATTTTCTTGTGGACAATGGAATCATGCAAATATCGCAAAAGAGACCGGTTATGACACAACACCATAATTTGATTCGCAGGATTTTCCAGAACAAGGTCACCTATTGCACGAACGATGAAATCACTGCGAGGACCGAATGCGCATAATTTTGTAATCATTGTGCTATATTTAGGATTTCCACGAAAATCATATTCGACTTCGTTGAAATCGGCATCATTTGTAAGATACTGAATAGCGCGAACCTGGACAACATCATCGTCTTCGCGTTTCTCACTGTATATTTTCGGCCCGATAAACATATATAACACTTTCGTCAATTTGTCTTTGCGCTCTACTGTGGCGGATATTCCTAGCATATAAGGTGTCGCAATTTTCAGCAAAGTTTTCGAGAACTCTTCACTTCCGATACGATGAACTTCGTCGATGATGGTCAGTCCGAACGAGGAATACATATTTCCGGGAAATTCTTTGTTATAAATGGATTGTATCATACCTATAACAATATCATTGCCCTCTATTTCTGCCAAGGGTCCCTGGATTTTCCCGATCTTCGCGCCGGGGAGGAATTCATGGATGCGTTCAATCCATTGATTCATGAGAAACTCTTTGTGAACCAGAATTAGCGTTTTTTTGTGTAATAGTGATATTATTTTGAGACTCATCACGGTATTGTGGGTTACAGTGAAATCGCCCAGGACAAACCGGCGATTACCGTCGATTTCGAATCCAAAATAATCGTCTTCGTCCATCTTTTCGAGTTTTATTTTGTAATAGAGATTGCTGTGTTTTTTTGCGGGAGGTTTGAGAACATGCGCAATCTTCACCGGAATTTCGCAACCCGTTGCGTAGATTTTTATGATAAATCGCGGGGGGGTCCCTGGCGGTCTCCCTGGTTTTGTTTTTTTCCGCAGGTTTGTCGGATATCCGAGCGACCGTGCTAAATAAACAACGTCGTTTGCAAAGGATTCAGAGGGATGGATTATTTCATAGTAATCCAGTGGACGATTGGTGACAGTCGCAATCGAATCGATGATACCGGCTAATACCGATAATTGCACCTTGCGCGCGTTGCATTTGTAAGGTTGCGGGATATGGTCGCCTCCATTCCCGAGGGACCGCCCGACCACATAAGGGCCCATGTCGACATGCGTTTCGCTAAATACAATCGGAACTCTGAATCCATGGAATGCCCCGCCCCGTTCACGATAATATTTAGGTAATTGCAAATAATCCAGGACAGACATATCTATTACACTTCCATTTTGCGAATTTTTGAGCGATAGTATATGGCTTTCGTTGACTACATATCCAGGTCCATTATTTTCAATGACTTTATACATCGTTTCTCGTCCGCGTGCAATCGACAATACATTTCGAGGAGTCGAATCGTCACCCATAATGACATCGCCTATGGCAATATCTTGCACTGGTTTGATGCTTCCATCATACATCAAAATTGGGGTGTTCTTGCCTAAACATTTCCCTCTGCCACATGGAACTTCTAAAATGCCTCCGCCTCCTTGAATAGGCGAATTCTTGCAAATTCCGGCGTCCACATGTTTAGTATAAACACCGATGATTTTGTCTTGATAGTCGCGAAGAGGTTTAGGAAAAACGAAATGGACGTCTTTCCCTCCTTCGATTTCGGTTTTTGACGGCAATCCATATCGCGCAATTCCATAGAACCGTGGCAAATACATTTTTTTATCATTCTCGCGAAAAACGGGATAGGCGTCCCCTGAAGTGTCAGCGCCATATGCAGATGTGGTAGCCGGTTTTACAAAGAGGTCTTTTCGCAAAAATGCTTCGTCTTCTGGATTCAGATATTCTTTAAGAATAGTGTATCCTTTTTTTCCTAAATAAGCATGAGAACATATCAAATTTTTGTAATCAGGTTCTAATACAAACACAGATGGAGGTTTTTCTTCCTTTGTTTTTTTAGAAGCAGCGATAGCGGCATATTTCCTTCGCAAGATGTTCTGTTTATTCATTATAGTATTATTTAGCTAAATATCTGAATAGATTGATCTATTAAATCAATTTTTTTATGCAAAAATATATAAATCTATGTTATATAATGAAAATTCCAGCAGCATTATCTAAAATGTCGATATTTGAAATGGTTTTGTTCATAGGATTCATATTATACATTGTTTTACCAATCAGAACACCTGTTTTTTTAGCACCATACATTGATTCTATCTTCGGCATGGTTGTACTATTTTGCATTACGATTTCCCTTTTTGTTTATACCAATCCTGTGCTAGGCGTATTATACATTCTTGTTGCCTATGAAGTCATGCGAAGAAGTTCCTCAAACAAGGGAAATACAAAAGCTATTATCATGGAATATACTCCATCTCAGGCTACAAAAGACGTTTCCATGCACAATATGAATCCTGCCATAGAAAAAACAGTCGAAGAAGAGGTAATCGAAGTTCGCGCTCCTATTGGAAAATCACATCCAACCGAATATATTGAAACCTCATTCAAGCCTGTTGCTGACAAATTGATGGACGGAGCTTCTATGGTGTAAATAGTTTACTGTATATTGCAATAAACTATTTACTGTAAAATGTGTTATAGTTGTTGAGGTGTTACGAAGAACCCGATTAATGAAATAAATATGAAGCCATAAGTAATACCAACCCCCAAAAGTATTTTTGATAAATTTCTTATATATGCATCGGATTTGCCTAGCAACGTGTCAAACTTCCGTTTTCTAACAAAAGCATATACAATTATTATGAAAAATATAATCAAAAGAACCCAGCTACCTAATACGTATTTATATATTTGATTCCATTTTTTCATGATTGCAGTGAATCCAACAGACATACTCTCAGAAGCTAAATCGCCGCAACCAATTAGTATTAATTTTTCATTGTGTAGACGAATGCCTAATACAGAGAGAACTACGAATATTAAAATAATGCCACCTGCTAAAGGCTGGTTCACTGGATTATTTTTAAGTCCATTGAATCCTATATATAAGCCTAATACAGTCAAAGACACAATAAAAACAATATTGTATATATTTCTTTCTCCTGGCGTAAGATTGTTACTGTTCATCAGTGAAAAATATACAGGGGGGACTCCAAATATAGATATGAATATAATTACTATAGTAACTACAATACCTAAAAGTATTGCGCGACTGGTTGAATTTGTTCCATAATCGGTATTTGTAAATACCATCGAATTGTCTTTCTCAGTAGGTTCGCCGGTATTAATCGGAGTGCATGTCATAATTTTCGTTTCACCGGTAACACCTTCTTTAAATCCTTCTGTTACATGAGGGGTGATGATTTTATAATCACTGGAATATAATACCGCCCCCGCCTTGTCTAGTGTTTCTGCTCGAGGATAATAGGCCGGGTTGTCAAATGTGAATCCGTTTATTTCTTTTATGTTGATTATTTTTGTAAAAATAATAAAGGTTTTATCATCGCTTTTGTATACTATTTTTTTTTGATTATTGTCAATAAGCGGTTGTAAATTAAATTGAGTGCGTTTGTATCGTTTCGATGGATTAATCGAATTTACTATAATTCGGTCGATGTCATTTTCTGGTGTTTTGTTATCGTCTCGATACAATTTTAATAAAAAAAATAAATACAAAAAATTAGAACCACCATTTGTGATAGGTTCCATTTCAATAGCCATTTCAGCATCATATGCTATGGTTTTAGAACTATCCATAGGGTCTTGTATTACGTGACTAGGTTTAGTTATATATAAGGTCTTGGTTTTGTAATTGGTAACTTTTACATTATCTATATACGTTGCATTTGGTTTTATAGTAGCTGCTGGGGAATTGTATGGAATTTTTATAAATCCTCCATTACTAAATGTTTTTTCATATCCACCGGTTATAATTTCACCGGGTTCGGCGGTTTCGGTTGTATCGAATTGTTTTTCAGTATAGTATATCGGCATAATACTAGAATACAAATTCGTTGAAATCGACTTGGTATTGTCAATTTTTGTATCATCATTTATCACGAATGGCAATGGCATATATTCTAATTATAATATATATAGAATATATATCCTGCAATTGTCTAAATATATGGTATGTATGAAAAAGTACCATTTTCGTAGACAGTTGCGGTAAATACAGTATTATATCCTTCTACGTAGACAGTATCGCCATTTTGAATATCATTGCAACCATATTCGCCTGTGCAACTTTTTCCATTGACACTCACGGGTAATTTCGTATTAATGGTGCCATTTCCGTTCGCCATTGTGTAATATTGCCATTTATCGCGACCATTCATCAATTTGCGTCCCATGAGTGGCAAAATTAGATCGTTTGTATTGTTTCCGCCAGTGGGTGTCAATATCCCCACTTGTTGATATGACATTCCAGTTCCTCGTGTTTCAATGTTAACCGGTATTCCCCGAATGTCACCGGAATTTGTTGGATATATATATCCATCGTTTTTTAGTGGTGGCGCATATGGATCATTGAACGAATCGTTTGCTCGGGTTGCGATCCCGATTAATGACGGTTGTTGCGGTGAAGAGGGGACGATGATAATTTTTTGCGATGATTGGGGCGTTTGATGGATTTTTTGTCCGGAATGATTATATATAAAATATATCACTAAACCTATTAGAATAATCAAAACAAAAAGTGTCATGTTCTCAATACATATGATTCCAGGAATGCATTTTTTTCCCATTATATATATTTCTAGTAGAAATATATATATGCATATACAATACGCGATTATTTTGGAAAAGGCACTAAACCTTTACATTTATAACAACCGTCAATTATTTCATCCGAATAATGTATAATATGAATTCCAGCGGATGAATACGTCATTTTATCTATTTGTTCGAGATAATTCCATACGTCTTTTTCCATTTGCCGGACTTCAGGTGCACCCATTTTTGAAATCATCCATACCAAAAATCGAATAGGTGTATATAATATTTTACCTAAAATTTCTAACATGTACCATTGCATGCAACCTGGCATACTTTTAATTCTAGTAAACCCGCATTTGATATAACTGTTGATTGCTTGGAAAAATTTAGGAATTTTTTTGAAGCCATCTCCAATTTTTTTGAAACCATCTGTAAGTTTTTTGAATGGATTAGATGCTCCTTCTTTATATGATTCTAGTATTTTATTATTCACTTTAATACTTTTTGTTCGTCGACGCACTTTACGTTTACCACGTGTGATAATAATGGCGTTTGAGTCAATCGGAACCATTGTTTCTAAACCTTCTTTTGTATTATTGAGTTGTTTATATATGGAAAATCCTATAATAACAAAAATTAAAAATATTGCTAAAAATGGTGTATATATGTGTTTCATACTATTACTATATATTTAATGTTTAGTATATTCTGAATATTTTATTTGAGAACGTAATTTTGATTCATTGTCCACGTTAATTATATAAGGATTCATAGTGGATAAATTTGATAATAATTTTTTTTGTTGATTTATTATGTTTGAAACCGATAAATTAATTTCGACAGGAGCGACAAATGAAAATCCTAAAGTTTGCATTCCTTCGACACTGGCTGTCTTAGTATTGCCGGTAATGACATTGCCATTTTGAAATCCATCTTTACCTACGGTTTTATCTTTGACATTTCCCCCATCTTCGTAACCCATACCTTCGCCCATACCGTCGCCCATACCGTCGCCCATACCTTCGCCCATACCTTCGCCCATACCTTTACGACTACCGTCGCCAGTATCGTCGTCCATACCTTCGCCTATACCTCCATCCATACCTTTACGACTACCGTCGCCAATATCGTCGTCCATACCTTCGCCTATACCTCCATCCATACCTTTACGACTACCGTCACCAGTATCGTCGTCCATACCTTCGCCTATACCTCCATCCATACCTTTACGACTACCGTCGCCAGTATCGTCGTCCATACCTTCATCCATACCTTCATATGAGCCTTCGGAAAATCCTTCTTGTCCAATTTGTATACCATATTTTATAAGATTTGAAATTACCAGGGCAAACATCAAAATCACAATCATATTTTTACTAAAAAATGCGGTTAAAAATCCGACCAGCATAAATATAATAATGTTTACAATGTCACTACCTATAACCAATACCCATAAATTGATAAGCGATACTATTAAAACAACATACAACATTGTTTTATTATGTAATAAATCAGTTTTTAACATGGAATTATGCGAAACATTTTTGGCTGCCTTGTTATATAAAGTGGCCAAAGCTGATTTCATTGTCTTCATTGATTTTGACATTATTTATATTATAACATAATATAAAAAATCGATATATCGATGTGTGATTATTCCTAAATATTACACTCGACCGATTCCGTATAAAACAATATAGAATTATTATGTATACTGTATAGTATAGAAATGTATCGATATGCATTCAGCGTTGTGAAAAATATAATTCCAAAGATTTCAGAAACTGAAATCATTGCTCTTAAATCTGGCGGGGTTTCCATCGATAGAGAACTGTTCTCTGGAAAAGTCGACTATTCTAAATTATACAAACCATTGTTGAAATCAGATGACCCAAAAATGGAGGAAGAAACAAATGATTTATTGCGCGCAACGGGCGCCTCAAATATTTACCCTCATAAAAATATCCATACTTTGATGAAACGTTTAGGCGAGACCGGATTTTTAAGTATGATAATAGACAAGAAATACAGTGGTAATCGATTACCTATTGCATCACAATCACGAATTCTCTCTAAAATATCGTCGTATAATCCATCGCTTGCCGTTACTGCAATGGTTCCGAATTCCCTAGGTCCTGCTGAGTTGTTACAACACTATGGCACTGAATCACAGAAAGATTATTTTCTACCTAAATTAGCCGATGGAACAATGATACCTTGTTTTGGATTAACAGGTCCGAACAATGGAAGCGATGCGGTCGGTGAAATAGATAAAGGTATAGTGCAATATGTGGATGGCAAAGTAAAAATAAAAATAACACTCAATAAACGATATATCACATTAGCCCCTATATCAAATCTTATTGGAATCGCTTTCAACGTAGAAGACCCCTATGAGTTGTTGGAAAATAACAAAAAGGGTATATCGGTTGCATTAGTAGAAAGTTCTCAACCAGGGTTGTTACAATTAACTCGCCATAATCCGAATAATGCTGGATTTCCCAACGGAACCATAAAAGGCACCATATTTATTGACCCGGAGCAAATCATTGGCGGAGAGGATAAAATCGGAGAAGGGTGGAAAATGTTGATGGAATGTCTCGCAGTAGGTCGCGGTGTAAGTTTACCGGCTACTGCAAATGGTTCATCCAAATTCATAACGCATTCTATCATGAATTATATCAACATACGAAAACAATTCAATATGAATATTGGAAATATGGAGTCTGTAAGAGAGAAATTCATCGAGATGTATTTGAATACATGGATTATACATACATCGGTCAATTTTACCAATCATATTTTAGATTCGGGGTCTACACCATCGGTCATTACGGCTATTATGAAACAGCAAACTACGGAAAGAGCTCGAGTTATACTGAATCATGGAATGGATATTTATTCTGGAAGTGGTATTTGCACAGGAGACAACAATTTTTTCACGAAATTTTACAATTCTTCGCCTGTAGGAATTACTGTAGAGGGGTCAAATACATTGACCCGTGGTCTTATTATTTTTGGCCAGGGTCTCAATAAAAGTCACCCATATATTTTCCCCATTTTCGAAAGCATCCAAAATAATGATTTAGGCAAATTCAAAGAGAACTTCAACAAAATGATTGCAGCTATCACAATCAACTATTGCAAAATGATTGCAGTTACGTCGTCGATTCCATTTTCAAACAATAGGACAGCTCAACGTCGTTTAGACATTGCAACCTTGAAATTCAGTTTATTAGCAAATTTCGCGGCACTCATGGGTGGGAAAATAAAATCAAAACAAATGATATCTGGTAATATGTCGGATATTTTATCGAATTTATATTTATCCTATAGTGTTTTATGGTATTATACACATCATCAACATGCAAATGAAACAAATGCATTTTTGCGCGATGAATGCATCCATCATTTGATGAATGAATTAGACTATAAAATGAATCTAATTATAGAAAATTATCCGCTACCGTGGTTGCGATGGTTGATGTATCCACTCAGAAATACTATATCCTATCCAGTATTGGAAAACAAAAACAAATTATACAAACAAATCATCGAAAATAAAAGCTTGCATGATGTTTTCAAGAATGATATTTATTATCGAGGAACGGTATTAGAAAAAATGGAAAAATTACGTAAAATGAACCCTGATACACCAGAATACAAAGAATTGTATCAAGATATTATCAAAGTTGGCGAATATGCACTATAATAAGTCAAAATGTGTAAAAATCGCGCAAAAAACCACACCAAAAAAGCATAAATTATTATTATAAATTATGGTTTACACGTCAGAAGAAGTATCATCATCTTTGTCTCCGACATAATAGGATGGCATATCTCCACTGTAGATATCGAGAACCTCTTTCACGACTTCTTCTCTCTGTATATCGGTGCGGTCAAATTCGAAGCTGGATATGCTGGAGGAACGTTTCCCCTTGAACTTGCTCAAAAAATCTTCCATGCCGTTAATTTCGGAACCACGGTCATGTTGTTCTAAATCGCCCGTTATCACCATGCGACTATTTTCACCGAGACGCGTCAACAACATTTTCATCTGGGATACAGTCGAATTTTGCATTTCGTCTGCGACAATCCATGCGTTTTTGAAAGTTCTCCCACGCATGAATCCCAATGGGGCGATTTCAATGATTTTCTCTTCCATCAATTCTTGCACTTCTTTCGGAGATATAAATGCATACAAAACGTCATAGATTGGGCGAATCCACGGCGCCATTTTTTCTTCTAAAGTTCCTGGGAGAAACCCGATTTCTTCATCCACGCTTACGGATGGACGAGTGAAAATGAGTTTGTCACATACCCCCAGCAAAAAATTGCGGACGCCGTATTCGGTTGCAAAAAGCGTTTTTCCGGTGCCAGCTGGACCACTCGCGACAATGATTTTGCGATTTCGGTTGCGCAGATGGTTGACATAGTCTTCTTGATGGCGATTCTTCGGTTTCGTGAATTTGTTCTCGAACAATGTCTTTTCATGAGGGGACAAATAATGCATGTTCTCGTATAGTTTTCTCTGTTTTGAGAACATTTTGTCTTTTTCAAATTCGCCTAGATAATCATTGATCATTTCGCGGTCATGCTGCTGTTTTTTTGCTTTGCGTCCAGTTTTTTTCTTCGGTGGTAGAGTATCTACTCCCAGGTTGGATTCCATTTTATACTATGGTTCCATTTTATTTTCGGCATAATATTTGTATAATAGTAATGAAATCATGGAAATAGTAATTTATCCACGGTGGTTCTCACACAAAAAAGACGATGTAGGAATATCCCCGATAAAAACAAAACGGCTAAAACTATCCATAGCTGCCACCCCGAATACCACGATATCAAAAATCCCCCGATAATTGTCATAATCACGTCTACAATGGCTAATCCAAACAAGCGATATTTATGAACCCCCGTCCCAGGTTCTCCGAATATACCAGAATATTTACACAAATTTAGCATATACATAATATATATAAAAGCTAATCACATAAATATAAAGATGTATTTATATCACATATTGTCGATTTTGTTTATGTTTAATGTTTTCACGTATTATAGAAATCACAAAGTATATCTACCCCTACCCCTACATCTAAAAATGCAAACGGAGAACATGATTCCAATGTATCGAAAATTGAGGTATGACACAATGATTACCACGCGACGAGATAATAAAACCTATGACACAAATACCATCGACCAGTTTGTGCTAAACAATCCGACCATTCAATACAAGAAAATAATCACGATTTCACCAGGAGGATACAAGGGATTTTACATGATGGGAATCACCCATTTCTTGAAAAAACAATACAATTTGTCGAATTATGTGTTCTCGGGTGCTTCTGCGGGTGCATGGAATTCATTGTTGATGTCTTTCAAATATGACACAACGGCATTCAAGTATCATATTATGGATGACTCTATCCAGAATGCGAAATCCATTTCGGAGATGGAACAACGTTTCAAATACAAATTGTTGCATTATTACAAAACCGACGATTTCGATTTGGACAAATTGTTCATCGGAGTAACTGCGTTCAAAGACAAACACCCCCACACAATGATATATACGCAATTTGAAACACTAGAAGATGCGATTGATTGCTGTATAGCAAGTTCTCATATTCCATGGTTGACGGGAAATTTCACTCATAAATACAATAATTTGCTGACATTTGACGGTGGATTTAGCAAACATCCATATTTGAATATATCGAAACCCGTTCTCCATATTACACCGAGTCTTTGGATCCCTCCGAAACCGACGTCGATGAAAAACATTCATGATTATACAACCCTGTTCTCGAAAGACCAATATCAATTTGATGAAATATATGACAAGGGATATGAGGATTCCTACAAAAACAAAGATTTTTTAGATAAAATTTTTGAATCCGCACTGTAATAGGGTATAAATTATTATAACACGGTTATGAATGCTATAATAATCATAAAAATAGAAACCACATAAAATCTATTGGATATATTATTTAGGAAGACCCGAAAATGACCACTCCAGAACCCCCTTTTGTCGAACCATTATTAAAACCTGACGATAACCGCTTTGTAATGTTTCCAATCAAATATCCCGACATATGGGCAATGTACAAAAAACAGATGGATTGTTTCTGGAGAGCAGAAGAAATCAACTTTGCACAGGATTTAGTGGACTGGGAAAAGTTATCTGCCGAAGAAAAACATTTCATCAGTATGGTCCTTGCATTTTTCGCTGCGTCGGATGGCATTGTTCTTGAAAATCTAGCATCTCGCTTCATGAGCGATGTACAGGTTTCGGAAGCGCGCGCATTTTATGGATTTCAAATTGCAATGGAGAATATTCACAGTGAAAGTTATTCCCTCATGATTGACACCTATGTCAGAGACGACGCAGAAAAAACCCGTTTATTTAGTGCTATAGATAATTTTCCATGCATTGCTAAAAAAGCAAACTGGGCGAAAAAATGGATTGCCGATAACCGCAGTTCCTTTGCATCCCGTCTGGTCGCATTCGCTGCCATTGAGGGTATTTTCTTTTCGTCTTCTTTTGCATCGATTTACTGGATAAAAAAAAGGGGGTTGATGCCTGGGCTCACCTTTTCGAATGAATTGATTTCCCGCGACGAAGCCCTGCATACAGAATTCGCCATTTTGTTATACAAAAAACTCACGAAAAAACTGAACAAAAAACGTATCTACGAGATTATCGAAGAGGCCGTTGAAATCGAAAAGGAATTTATCACCGAGGCTATTCCATGTCGTATGATAGGTATGAATATGAATTTGATGAAACAATACATCGAGTTCGTTGCAGACCGCTTGGTGGTACAATTAGGATATGATAAAATCTATAACACTGGAAACCCATTTGATTTCATGGAGCTCATTAGCATCGAATCGAAAGTGAATTTTTTCGAGAGAACCAACGCTGAATATGCTCTGGCGAACAAATCGGTTGACAAAGATATATTTGAATTCAATGCGGACTTTTAACAAGGTCTCTTATATGAAAAATACAATATGATTCTGTGAACGCATTCTGGGAAACTGCGATGGACATTTATTATCTGGGAGGATGGTTTTGAAGGTAATGTAGGCAGTTCGACTTTTTCGTATTGCATTTCACCGGACACATCATAGCATTCATAAAAAACGAATTCGGATTTTTCATTTGGCTTATAGGATACGTGTTTTATCACGATTTCTGCATCTTCCTCTTCTTCGGAGATAGGTCGTTTTTTCGGGTTGTATACTAATTTAGGAACGCCTAAATAAGGATGAATGTCACTCATAGTATAATACATATTGTCAAAATAAGTATTACACAGTATTTGTAAATTTACAGTAGTGAGTTTTTATAATCTTCAAAGGTATAAAACGCCCATTCATAGAGAAAAAAATAACTATGTATAAAATGTTATTTTTTTATAATAAACAAAACGTAATAAATTAAATACAATCATCTAATTCATCAATGCTTATACCCATATCTAAATAATTTTGAATTCTTGAAGGGTGCATTGTTTTTTGTATGAGTTGTTCCTTGTAAATGTTACAACGCGTTTTTATTTTTTCATAATCATAATCAAGCATACTTGGCACGCGTACTAACATGCCCAAATCAATTTTATATGGATTTTTTTCTAATAAATGGATAGCATTTGGATTTCTGGTTAATCGCCACCAACAATCAGCTGTTAATTTATCCAGATTTTGTTCCAACAAATCAATAGCATTTGGATTATCTACTAAAGCAGCCAAATCAATCTTGTCTGGATTTTGTTTTAATAAATCAATAGCATCTGGATTTGGATTATATGATAAATGACCCCAATTAATTCTGTCTGGATTTTCTTTTAATAATTGGATAGCATCTGGATTTGGATTTTCTGATAAAAACACCCAATCAATATTATCTGGATTTTCTTTTAATAATTGGATAGCATCTGGATTTGGATTTTGCGATAAACCAGGCCAATTAATTTCATCTGGATTTTCTTTTAATAATTGGATAGCATCTGGATTTGGATTTTGTGATAAACCACGCCAATTAATTTTATCTCGATTTTTTTTCAAAAAACCAATAGCGCTTGGGTTCAATGCGAACCAATACCAATAAATTCTATCAGGATTTTGTTCTAATAAATATATAGCAATTGGATTTGGATTTAATGATAAATTGTTCCAAATATTATCATCTATACTATTTTCAATATCAATCCAGCGGTTTATTTTGTACATTTCAAAAATAGTATTGTTATATTTTACTGATTACAAATTGTTTATAAAAACAAATCAATTTTTTTATAAAATGGACGTTTTACACTAGAAAAGATGCAAATATATAAAGCGTTAACTTCAAAAACAGACAAACGAAAATAAAATATATATATTTATATAATATATGAGTTTTTTTAAATCTAGCGAAATAGATAGTGCAGTTAAAAAATTTATTGGATTGATACAAGAAAATGAAGACTCTGCTATAGAATATTTAGAGAATTTAGATAAAAAATTATTAGTTCCATTGTTGGCACATAAAGTACCTGCAAGATATATTCCATCTGATAATATGTTACTTTATGCTATTAAGCAAGGTAAAGAAAAACTTGTATCAAAAATAGTAGAAACAAATATAATTGATCCAAAGTATCTCAATTATAACGGGCAAAACGCGTTATTTTTTGCTGTATACAACAGAGAATATAAAATCGCTATAAATTTGCTGAATACAGGATTGTATAACCCGGAAGAAATGGACAAAAATAAACATATTATTTTCGAATATGTTGAACATCAGTATGACGAATACGCAAAAGAACGCAAAGAAAATGATATCGATTTATTGATAGAGTTTTTTATAAAATTATTAGATTATTACATAAAAAACAATATTACAACTACAAGTAATGAAATTTTTCAGGATATGATAGATTTTATTTGTAGTTATCAAGAATTACAAGACAAAATACAAAGCAAATTATCAATAATAACGAAGATGAAAAAAAATGATCCTATGAAAATAGATGTAAAAAAATTCAAAGAAATTATACATTTAGACAATGCAAAATTTTGCGATGAGCCAATAATGGCTGAAATAATAAATCCAGACAATGATTTGGAAATCGTTATAGAACCTGAATCAAATAAATCCAAGGCAAAAACAAAAACAAAAACAAAATCCACGGCAAAAGCAAAAAAATCCAGGTCACCTGTAATCGCAAAACTTGTAACCACAGAACAACCGGTAATAGCATTACCAGATACTGAGGATAATATTGACTTAAATTATCATCGCAATGATATTAGATTTTTATTACCAAAAGGGTATTCACCACGGGATTATCGTGGTCGTGGTGGTGGAAAAATAAATCAAAAAAATAGTAAAAAATCCAGGCGTAGAACAAAAAGCGGCAAAAGAACACATAAATGCCTGCATGGATGCAAACATAGATAATTCCCCATATTCTTCAGATATATATACTATTTTGTGCAATAGGTAAATCGTCCCTTACAAAATGAGCTTCCCCGTCTTTTGTCCATTGTACCACCAGAGTGATTATTTCTACACCGGCAGCAACCGCTTCATAAAATGCGGCTCGGTATTCTGGGTCGATAACCGATGGCTGAAATATGGCCACATCTGTTCGTTGTATTACATAACACATAATACAACGCACTTTCGATATTTTTTTGATTTTTGTCAATTCTTGTATATGTTTCAATGCCCTCGGACTAATTGTGCTATTCGTGGTTTTACGATAACCGTCGGGAAAATACGCGATTTTCGAATTTACATCATAGTCATCATAGCATCTGTTTTTCCGCTGTTTTACATTGACATCTTCGTAGTCCGCTAAGGGCACATTTTTCACTTCCATGATGAAATAGTTCCCTTGTTCGTCCATACCGGTGAAATCGAAACGCGAATCGACGAATCCTGGTATTTTTATTTGGGTTTCTCTTTTGTAGTTTTTTGTGTTTTTCAATTTTGCTAAATAATTTTTAGATAGGGCCGATTCTACTAATTCTTCGGCTAATTTAGGATAAATCCCTATGACTTGTTCTTGCCCTTTTTCTTGTAGAAATGAGAAATAGATTCTGTATTCACATTTTTTTTCGGTTTTTTCGGTTTTCTGTTTTGTCATCAAAACAGTTGCACCGGATTCGGCTAGACCACAACAACCCAGCGAAGCGCTATGTGCTAATATTTCATGGCTGTTATATGTGACATCGGCTACGTAGGGTGATTTTATTATTTTCGATGGTCTTTTTACAATCTGGCCTTCCAATAGATTATCGATTTTCATAAGCATTTTTTCATTTTGTTAGTTTTCTTTTGCAAGAATAAAATACATTCAATTTTACGTAAAATCATCGCTTGCGCTGATGCTTTTTTTTTGTATTCTTTCGTTTTGTCTTTTGTGATTTAAATATTCTTCCGTTTTTTGTATTGTTTCGTCTTGTTTTTTGTGATTTAGATGTTCCACCTATTTGTTCATCTTCACTTGGGGGTAATACTAATTTATCATCTGTGTATTTGCTGTCAATTTTAGAATTATCATGTACATTCTCGTTTAAAATGAACCACTTATGCCTCAGTGATTGTTCAGAAGTAAATCTCGCATTCGCATCATATTTCATCATATTTTTTATCAGATCGATCATATTTTTAGTATCATTTTTTATTGATTCATCGTCATTGTTGTAAATTCTAGATGCTTCTTCTTTGTAAATATCATTTGTTTTAAAATCGTCTTCTTCTACTAATTCTATAAGGTTTTGATAGAGTTCACGAGTTCCATAAAGTCGCATTACAAAGTACATCGTTAGTTCTTTAATCTGTTCTTGAGTTCTAGTACCGCTTTCAGTATATTTTTTTTCAAAATAATCAATATATTTTTGTGGTAATTTACTATCTTGTAATAATGTAGAGTTATTTTTTTTCCTATTTTCATTCTTAAAAACTGTATTTATAGTATCTTGTGATATATATAGGTTAATCAACATATTACCAAATGCATATATGTCCGCATTCAAATAAGTTTTTCTAAGTAATAGCCTTTCTGGATCCACAAAAAATCTCGATCCAAAGACAGTATCAGCTTTAGTAGGATTATTAGGAAGATAACGTGCAAATCCAAAATCAAATATTTTTGCTTTATCATCATTACCAATTCCAATGTTATCTTGTTTTATATCTAAATGCACAAAATTTTCTTCATTCATACATTTCAATCCTTTTAATGCTTGTTGTATTAGCTGTTTTAAATTATGGTTTGGATTATCTTTAATAGAAATTTTTGCAATATTGGAATATTTTAGTTTTTCAAGAATGGCATATACACGTTTTTCACCTTTTTCAGATTTTAAAAAACCAAATTCATATATTTTACATATATAATCTGGGCATTTTTTATGCATATAACATTGTAAAAATAATCCTTCTATCTCGTCATGTAAAAGTTGTTCATTTTTATTCAATCCAATTTTTTTTGTAATAAAATTAACAGCGCGATTAAAATTACTATTATTTGCTAAATTTCTTTTTGTTACACGTAAGATTTTGTTTTCATCTTTTATCTCGTTTTTATTTTTTATCTCGTATACGTTATTGAAACCACCGCTAGCAAAAGGTTGTTCAGTAGCGTAATAGGACTCATTTGAACATTCCAATGAATACTCATCGATTTTGGCTGTCTTTAATCGATTTTCGTTCATTAAATTGTTAATCAACTTTACATCATTACATAGAATTTTTTTTTTGTATTTAATGTCATCAACAATAATTTCACCAGTATAATTATCATATCCTGAAGTAAATAAGTTCATAATAAAATAGTATTATATAATATTTTATGCATTTGTCTGAAAATGGTAATTATGATACTAAATCATAATACCGAAAAAAAATGAAATAAACAGAATTTGCATCTATTTGTTATAACTCATAATGACATTAAAGGTCGCGATTTTATACACCGGCGAAAGTCGCACCATCGAAAAAACCCTTGGAATATTCAAAAAACATGTTTTGGAGGGAACTCCAGGCATTTCCAACATAAATATCCACGTTTTTGCGGTTTTGCAGGGCGACACAGGGTTAGAACCCCGCATTCGTGAAACCATGGGTAACCGCCTAAAATCCCTGGAATGGTTTGACCGCACAGACCCCACATGGAAATCCATACAAAGACGGCTCCTCAATATTATGCCCGTCGATGACCGCTGGAAATCGTATTTAGAAAACAGCGGCTCCATGATAGAATATTATCAATTGTATTTGGCCTATTCAAATATGTGCGGGGTTGAATTATCGACAAACACCGCCTATGATTTCGTTATGCGAATACGTCCGGATATTGTTATCAACAAACCCATCGATTTCTCGGTTTTCTCGCAAAAACAAACCTATTACACAAATATGATGGATAGTATTCGTATTCGCAATGGAAAACATATAGATTCCCCTGTTACAAAACATGAAATATATTTGCTGATGAATGCATTATTAGATCCTGACAGAAACAACCATATTACACATATGCACAGCAATGCACAGATGGAAACCTATTACAATGAAAACGCCGAGGTGGATGATTTATGCACAAATTTTTCGTATGATGCGCTGGCGAACTATATTCGCTCAGGACAATATGTCATCAGTTTACGAAAAAACGTGGTATATCTTGCGAATCGTACGCATTTTGAACGCATTGCTGGTCTGGGAATGATGTATGGCATGCATCGTATGCCCGGAAGTGAAAGATGGTTTGATGCAGAGAGCCAATTCGAAACTGCGTGTATACGAGGCGGATTTGCGGTATTCAATTCGACCACGACGCTGGAAGACAAAAGTTTGTATGAATACAATTCATCGAATTATTTTGAAGGGGGGGATGTCAAAGCCAATTCCGCATTTTTGTTTTTTATTTGCCGAGAATAACTTGATTATCAAAAATACCTCCTGTCATAAAATACATAAAAACCAAACATAAATATATACAATGAAATTAATCTCATGGCTCTGTGTAGGATTATTAATACTACCTCTTCGATTTTCATACAGATTACCCCTTAAAAATGGGTTTTTCGGGACCATCGGACCCAACCTAAAAACAGCAAACATTCGAAATTTAGTCGAACTGTTCACTGGTAATGGTGTTATACAAGGCGTTTTCATTCATAATGGTAAACCACGATTTGCTCGGCATGTTATCAATACGCGCAAACTACAAAACGAACCTTTCGAAGGCGAACCGTTATTTTTGACTGGGTTAAAATACCTATTGTATAAAATGGGGATGTTCCCCTATAACAACCTCGGTGTGGCAAACACTGCGTTGTATCCATTGTCCGACCACGTGGATGAAAACACGACCGCTCTCTATGCAATGTATGAGCGTGATTTACCATATTTAGTGCATTTGTATCATAATACGTCGTCGATTGCAACTATTCGACAAATGGACGGATTGTATCCAGAAATACAAGAGGTATCGGGTCATTCAAAATCCATTCCAGGAAACCGCATGGAAACACTGGATTACCATATTTTGTCGAAACAAGTCGATTATTATCAAATCTACGACAACATGAAATCCGTTGTATTGAAAAAAACAATTCAAATGCAGTATATACCGATTATGCACGATTTCATTTCCACGGAAAAGAGTATTATCATTATGGATTCCCCCCTGGGATTTGATTTTTCGAATATTTTTCGCGGAAAATTACCAATATGTTTTGGTAAAAACCATTCTACATATGTACATGTTCTCGATAAGATTACCGGGATGGTTCAGCAATACGAAATCACGAGCGGTCATTATGTATTTCATTATTCGGATTGCAAAGAAACAAATGAAAAAATCGAGATATATGCACCATTATATGATGACCTCGATTTTTCATCCATTAATATTCAGGGAAAATACCGTAAAATTGTTATAGACCGCCATACAAAACACGTTACCATTGAATATAATCCATATTTAGAAACCATGAATCTAGATTTTCCGATAAAGGGTCCAAATGGAACGGTTGTTTTGCGTAATATTGAAAATCGCCGTATGAATGGATTTGTCATGGTAGATGGCCTGGAAATTGTGAAAACCTGGTTATACGATGATTTATTTTTTTGCGGAGAACATGTTGTTTTAGACAATAGCATTATGGCATTTTGTTTGAAGGGGGATTCGAATTATTTAGCAATAATTGATGTGGCGACTGATTCGCTCGAACTTATCGAGTGCTCTTACGATTTGACAATAGGGTTTCATTCAGCGTTCATATTTAGATAATGCTTATGAAAATATAAAATGTATTATAATAAATAACCAAAATAATGTTTTAAAAAAATGGTATGACCATTTATCTGGAGACAGTACATATAATGAAAACTTATCTGAATTTAAAATGTCTAGATTGAGTGAATATTTTAATACAAAATTTGGTTCACCGTATTATGTATATGGAAAATTTGAAAATTTAAACAGGATAAAGGAAGACGAGCCTCCAGGTACAATAGAGAAAATTAAAAATTTTCTAAATTTTACCGGCGGTACTCCATCCCGAAAATCTCGCCGCGCCCGTAAATCCAGAAAAGCCTCTAAAAAATCCAAAAAATCCGGCAAAAAATCCCGCCGCAACAGTCGTCGTTAATCTCCGATAGCATGACTAACAATAAATTTCATCTATGTCTATATGAAATTTATCTCTTATTCATACCGATTATTCATCATAAATAGCCAGTGTTCGTGCACTCGCATCTTTAGCATCCACATACAGAGGCATCCACATGTGAGGCACAACGCCCCCGCAATTTTCATATTCATCTTCGAACACTTTACGATAATAGTATTGCTCTTTTGTTGCCGGCGGATTATGTTTCCATGGAGAATTATTCATCTCCCCCGAAACCATTGTCTCAGCGTGTTCCTGTAAAATCTCATACAGTGACCTAGACGTCGCGCTCACGCCATCACTGAATGCCTCCTTTTTACGCCACAATACTTCCATAGGCAGCAATTCATCCATAGCGAACGCCTGGCGCAACCAGTATTTCTCAATCATATTCGGTTGAAATCGCAAATCGCATGGAAGCGACAACACATACTGCGTAAAGGCCCTGTCTAAAAATGGCGTCCTGGGTTCCAGTCCATGGCTTGATATGGATTTATCCGAACGCAATACATCAAATGCGTGGATTTCGCGCAACAATCGTCGACATTCTTTGTCGAATTCGATGGAATCAGGCGCCTTTTTCGTATACAAATACCCCCCGAACAATTCATCTGAACCATCTCCGTTGAAAATCACTTTCGCCTCGCTGTGCTCTGCAATATATTTCCCCAGCAAATAATTCCCGATACTCGCCCGAACGGTAGTTGTGTCATAGGATTCTATTGCACGAATCACCTCTGGAATGGCGTCGCAAAAATCGCGCTCGGTCAAAATGATTTCAGTGTGTTTTGTTCCTACATATTCAGCCACCATTTTCGCGTATTGCAAATCGACGGACCCTTCTAATCCAATACTATAGGTTTCTATGGTTGGCAACCCATTTTGTTTGTGATATTGAGATACTAGGGCGGTAATCAGACTACTGTCGAGACCGCCCGACAATAGGCATGCAATGGGGCGCTCGGTGGTGCAACAACGTTTTTCCACGGCTGAAATCAACCGTTCGCGGATGTTTTTGATGATTTCGATGTGCTGGACGTTTGAAAACAATTCGCAAAAACCGGTTTTGTGATATGCGACGTCATTGTTTTCGAGAGTCCATTTCGCATTGACCATCGTAGTTAATACATAAGAGGACCATGTTCCGGGACTGAATTGTCGAATTTGTCCGCTGGAGGACAACCCGCGGAGCATTTTCATTTCCGAAGCAAATGTCAGCTGGGTATCCATGTGTTCACCCATGTTGTCTTCCATGATATACAGCGGCCGAACGCCATATGGGTCTCGCGCAATGTAAACCCGGGATTCCGCATTTTGTATACGCTGGTCTAACAGCACAAACGCAAATACGCCGTCGAGCATTTGCAGACATTGTTCGATTCCGTATTTTTCATAAAGCCATAGTATTACTTCGCAATCCGATTGCGTGTTCGGTATTACATTCATCAATTCGTACAACTTTTTGTAATTGTAGATTTCGCCGTTGCAGATAAGCCAAATGTTGTTATGTGATATAGGTTGTGTTGATTCCATATTTAGACCATTGATGGCTAGGCGGTGGAATCCCATTTTTATTTTATGTCCTACGTCGAGAAGTTGCGAATGTTCTGGTCCGCGATATCTCCCTTTTGCGAAATTTGTTTCTATCGTGGTTTTATCATACTGGTTATTTAGAATTGTGAAAATACCACACATCCTGTTGTGTTTACAATAATATCCACCATTGTCTTTATGTTTATTTGTGTTTTGTATCAAAGAATAAAAATACTTGATTAGTATATAACAATGAATTTAGACAATACCACTATAGAACCGATCCCATTTGATGATACCGATGATTATACATATATTGACATAGATTATCACAATTCGTTGCCACCATTTCGTATGGCACATGAATCATCGAGCTTGAATCCCCACAGATACAAGAAACTGACGAATATTTTGTCACCAATAGAGGGAGAAACCGAAGAATCGTCCGATGACGAAGATGAACCAGTGGAATCTGAAACACCAGAATACGGTTCTCTCGACGTCATTGCCGTAAAACAATTTCATCAATCGAACATGGATATAACCAGTCAAATTTACGTAGGTTCTTTGACGATTCTGGGATTGTTTATTCTTTTTCGATTTTTGCGAAAATAACCCCCATTATCTGTCATCGTTTTTTCAATGACATTAGTTATTTTGTTAGCGCATGCTAACAAAATATTTACGTATGTACATCAATATATAACAATCTAAGTGCGGACGCGTTTGTAAATTTCTAATGCGACTAAACCACCGAATATTTGTGCAATGCAGTAAGGTAATATCTCGTCGTTTTGAATTTTGCCAGCAGCTGCCATGGTAATGGTAATGGCTGGATTTACATAACCATCAGAAACGTTTTTGGTCAATACAATAGCGAGTGCTAAAGCAGCACCCATAGCAAGCGGATTGCCGGTTGCTAAAACTACATATACGAAAAAAATACTTCCTAGAAATTCGACTAAATATTTGTTCCACATGAGTAGTTATATATTCCTGGTATATTTTTTATTGGATTTAGTGATATAGATATGGATTTTTGAACCCATACAAAGTTTTGTTCGTGGCGGGATGGAAATGTGGGGTTGGATGTATAGATGGACTCGCTGCCTTTTTAGGAGGAGCCACTGTACCGCCTCCGCGCACGCGTCTCAATGCGTCATTCACTGTGTTTGTTGAAGCACCGCACGTATTTTTCATACTTCCTAAATCAATAGCGCACACACGTCGTCGTTCTGCAGTTTGCGAAGCATCGCGATTTCCACCTACCCATTTTTTATATAATGGTATTTCTTGTGTAACGATAAACACTGTAGTTGCATAGCCATCGGTATAAGGAATAGTTGCAGCTTGTCTCGCTGTAATAATTGTTTTACCTACTCCTATTATACTTATTATATTATTCTGAACTTTAGCAACTTTAGGATTTGAACTGGTATACGTAAATGGTGCCGATATGCTATTGGAAGACGGGTCGATGATTTGAAATGGTCCATTTGCACAAGTTTTTTCTGGAATATAGAAATTAGTAATTATTGTAAAATACCGTAGGATAGAATTAGTATGGAATGTTTCGCTAAATACGGTAGTATTATTATTGTTAGTAATGAAATACTGATTGGTTGATAATGTATATATAGTCATTGCTGGACAACCTCTAAATGCTAAATCGTTAATTTGCACAATATTTGGTAAAGATATCGTTATGAGACTAGTACAGCCATCAAATGAATATTCGTTAATAATGGTAATCTTAGGTAAATCGATAGATGCGAGACTAGTGCATCCACCAAATGCACTCTCATTAATACTTACAGCATTAGGTAGCAATATCGATGTTAGCCTTACACAATAAAAGAATGCTTTGACACCAATAGTGGTAGCATTAGGCAACGAAATAGATGTGAGACTGGAAGTATTACTAAACTCCGGATTACCAAATGCATTATTACCAATAGTGGTAGCACTTGGTAAATCAATCGATGTAAGAGCAGGACAATTTTCAAATGCACTGGCGCCAATAGTGGTAGCACTTGGTAAATCAATCGATGCGAGAGCAGGACAATTTTCAAATGCACTGGCGCCAATAGTGGTAGCACTTGGTAAATCGATAGATACGAGTCTTAAACTCTCACTGAATGCATGCGTACCAATAATGGTAACATTCGGCAAATATATCGATATGATATTATCACAATCTCTGAATGCATCATACCCAATACTGGTAACATGCGGTAATGAAACAGATGAGAGACTGGTGCAATTGTAAAAAGCACTGGAACCAATTCCGGTAGCATTAGGTAAAGATATAGATAAGAGACTGGTGCAATTGTAAAAAGCACTGGAACCAATACTGGTAACATTCGGTAATGAAACAGATGAGAGACTGGTGCAATTGTAAAAAGAACTGGCACCAATACTGGTAACATTCGGTAATGAAACAGATATGAGGAGACTGCATTCACTGAATACAAAATCTCCCATACCTATAGCATTCGGTAACAATACAGATACGAGACTGCAGTTTGTAAATGCATTATTCCCAATAGTGGTAGCATTAGTTAACAATACAGATGCGAGACTGGTGCAATTGTTAAATGTACTCGCGCCAATGCTAGTAGCATTAGGTAAAGATATAGATAAGAGACTGGTGCAATTGTAAAAAGAACTGGCACCAATACTGGTAACATTCGGCAATGATACAGATGCTAGACTGGTGCAATTGTTAAATGCATTTTCGCCAATACTGGTAACATTCGGTAATGAAACAGATGAGAGACTGGTGCAATTACTGAATGCATTGGTGCCAATATTGGTAACACCAGTTGAAATAATTCTTTTAAGATAAGCGAATTCGTCAAATGCATTATTGTAAATACTTGTAACTGAAGTGCCTAAATTTATGTATAATAAATTGTCACTGTTATTACTAAAATAACTTCTAATAAGTGTAGTTATAGATTCATCAGTTGTATAATATACATCATAATTACCATTGTTGTATACAGCATCTCTTGTTGGCGCATTAGTATCTTGGGTAAAAGTCACAAATGTCGGCACTATAGCACCTTTCTTTAATGCAATTGTTATTGTTGCATTTGGACTAGCATAACCAGATAGAGAAGCCATTATATGTTATAAATAATAATTATATTATTATTTATTGTAGAAAATCTATATACAATCTCATAAATTTGAAACATTATACCCATGTAAAGTTGCTGACTTGCAGTTTTTTATGCGGGAATATGAATGTTCATTATAAATTTAATCACCCAAAAATTAGAATTCGATTATATAGTGCGTGAAACTAACGTCTTGCGCGCATTACGTCCACATAGGAAGCGTTAGATTGGTCTCCGCCGTTTTTCAAATCGTTGTACAAGTGATTCGCTGATTTCAATTTGCGGTATTTTATGTAATCCGAGGAATCCGCAACAAATTTCACGTTGCACGTGGAAGATGGGACGCCGGTTCCATCGCATTGTGAAATAATGGATCCGATGCGGCTTTTCCATCCAGGGTAGGATGCGTTGACCTGATTCGGTCCTCCACAAACGTAATTTTTGCGCTCTAAAAAATCGCCTAAATTGTTGACGGCACGGAATGGAGTAACCACGCGCGACTTTCCATTGACACTACCAGTAGCATATCCAGTATTCCAGCCGTTTCGTAAAACACGGCGACTCATGACTTGTTCACTACTTCTGACATTATTGATAGTTTGCATTGGCGAAAATCCATCGAATGGTCCGCCACCTAAATTTGATCCACCTGACATAATTTATATATTTAATCATGATATTATTTTTATACGTCTAATATATATTTCTAAAATGTCATTTAATAAATCAAGAAGAATTTCAAACTCAAGTTCTGATATGGAATCGGACCGTTCGGAATCAAGATCCATGTCACGGTCCATTTCCGAATCAGATTCCGCTGCTGCAGCCTACAGTGCCTCCACCGTAAGTCCATCGGAAATAAAACACATCAACAATATGGACAAATTAATTCAAGCAAACCCACAATATGTCTATGACTCGGAATGTCTCCGTAAAAAAGCAAACTGGAGCAAGAGTTCAAACACCTATAAATTCGACCACCCAGATTTTGACCCCAAAAAACTCATGCGCGACATTCCCACCCATTCGTCTAAACTATCTGTGTTGCTCAAAAAAATAAAAGATTTAGACAAAAAAGACATGGAAAAAGATGGCCGCCTCTACAAGCATTTCATTTTCTCCGACGTAAAATCAGCGTCGTATGGTGCCAAACTCATCGCCGGTGCCCTCATGGCAAGTGGTATGCAAATGGGATACACTGCACCTCTAAAACAACAACCTATTGCACAAGAATCACAACAAGGTGGTAGAGAACCTACAAAGAAAATCTATGGTAAAATCAAGCTTTTGTCTGACGATGTTCTCCGTTCAACCAAAGGAAACAATTTTTTCTTATTGACTGCATTAGGTGTATATGACCAACCTATTACAGTTGCCATGAAAAAATCCATATTCAAGAAATTCAACGAACGTCCGGACAATGTTCACGGGGACTTAGCCCGTATTATTATTATGGATGGTGGCTACAAAGAAGGTGTCGATTTGTTCGATATAAAATACGTTCATATCTTTGAACCACCTGTCACTATGGCGGATCAACGACAAGTTATAGGACGTGGAACGAGAACCTGTGGTCAAAAAGGCCTGGAATTTCATCCTACACAGGGATGGCCTCTCCACGTTTTCATTTATGACGTGGAAATTCCCGAATCGATGCGTTTTCAAACCATGGGAACGGAGTCCTTGTTCGATTTGTATTTGAAATCCATGAATATTGATTTACGTATGTTCAATTTCCAACATGATTTAGAACGCGCTACTATCTATGGTTCCGTAGACTATCAGTTGAATCGTGCTATACATACCTTTTCGATTGAATCGCAGATGCCTGGTGGAGGACCGAAAGTGGCGCATCGACGCCGCATTGTGATTCGCGAAGATTTACCCGTTTTGAATTTACCGGAACAAATCGGAGAATTAGCGTTTCCTCCGAGGGACGCGAATGCTCAACCGATGGGACATGATGCTATGCGGGCCTATATTCGTCGCCATTTTTCTAAATTCAAATGGACCGATGTCAAAATGGAGAACAATTGTGCGCCTAAATCTGGCGGGGGCACTGGCGGGGGCACTGGCGGAGCCCATGAAATAATGAACTATACCCCCACCCAGGATTTCATTCGCCACTTTTTCACTCCTGAAAACCCCCTCAAAGGTATGCTGCTATTTCACTCAACGGGATCTGGGAAGACCTGCAGCGCAATTGCAGCGGCTTCGTCTGCTTTCGAAGAAACCGGTTATACCATACTGTGGGTAACGCGCACCACCCTGAAAACCGATATCTGGAAAAATATGTTTGACCAGATATGCAGTGAAACCATCAAAACCCGTCTGGAAACAGGGGATATAGCACAAATCCCCGACGAAAATGCAAAACGAATGCGTCTCCTATCAAAATCGTGGTCCATCCGCCCAATGTCCTACAAACAATTCAGTAATATGGTTTCAAAAGCCAATAATTTCTACAAAGCTCTCGTGAAGAAAAACGGGGAAATCGACCCGCTGAGAAAAACCCTCCTCATTATTGACGAAGCCCACAAACTATACGGTGGCGGCGATTTGTCCTCGATTGAACGTCCCGATATGAATGCCTTGCAGAATGCCATTCAACAATCCTACGAAATAAGTGGGCATAATTCTGTGCGATTATTATTGATGACAGCAACGCCTATTACACAAAACCCGATGGAACTCATTCAGCTCATTAATTTGACAAAACCGCTTACATATCAAATGCCACAAGGTTTCGAAGAGTTCTCGCGCGTGTATCTGGATGAATATGGCAGGTTCACCCCCGAAGGAGAACAACTCTATTTAGACAACATTGCAGGTCATGTGAGTTATCTCAATCGTGAACGTGATGCCAGGCAATTCGCACAACCTATTGTAAAATATGTGAAAACCTCACTGATTGAAAATGTAGACGACGCCATGAAATTCGACCGTGCTTATGTGCGGGCCATCATGGACAGTGAAATAGGGGATTTAAAAAAACAAATCGACGACGAGAACGCGAAAATCGACGATGAATTCCGCGAAATCAAGCCGGCAAAATTCGACTTTTTGAAAGACAAATGCGACAATTTCGAAGGCAAGGCTCTTCGCGAATGCAATAAAATCGTCCGGACAAATATTCGTGCTATAGTAGATGATGCTAAGGCGGCCGTGAAAGACGTGAAAGATGCAATCCAGGAATTGAAAGAACAGATTGGTGCGAAAAAAGAGTTGAAGCGGGAATTTGTTGAGAATGTCAAAACCAATATGGAAACCGCCCAGGAGGATTATGCCGATTTCAAAGATACCATGTATTACGCTATCAAAAAATGCGGCAAGAAAATCAATAATATGCAGGATTTACGCGATGCATTGAAAGACCATCCTGCCGTTGTTGAATTCGACCGTCAACTCGCCGAATTCGATGACGCGATCGAACAGTCGAAACAGAATTTACAAACCACGTTAATTGCTTATAAATCCCGCATGGAGGGGTTGAAAAAAATGATGCGAGAAGATTTGAGCGACCTGGAGAAAAATGTTGTCCGCGCGGTTATGAAAGACGAACGTAAAACAGCGAAACGTAGAACGACCGAACTCGAAAAATCCCACGCGGAGGGGGTCGCGGCAATCAACAAAACTCGCCGTTCGATTGAAAAGAAAAAACAGAAAAAAATCATGAAAATTCGTCAAACTATGCGTGAATATCTGAGCGAAGAGAAGAAAATCGCGAAACAGGTTGCAAAAGAAGAGAAGGCGTTGCGAAAAACCCAGCGAAAACAGGGATTGATCGTCGAAACCTTCAAAAATGACTTTATCAATGGGCTGGTGGACAAATATACGAAAGCCATTGACAGCGAGCTCACTGGATTAGGAGAAGCCATTGAAAATCAAGACCGCGAAAAGGCGGAGGCAAAAGAGGCCGCAAAAAAGGAAAAGGCAGAAGCGAAAGAGGTGGAACGTCGTCGTCGTGAACTTGCAAAACAAGCCGAAAAAGAACGAAAACAGGCCGAGCGCGAACAACAGCGCGAAACCCGTCGCAATGAAAAGGCGGAAAAACAGCGGGAAAAACAACTAGCAAAAAAGAACGCAACGCGTAAAAACACGTCGAAGTAGATACTATTGCACGAATATTTTTTACATAATTTTTTTACATAATTATATAATTATGTAAAATAAGGGGGATTATCGGGTAGATTTTCTGGATTTGCGTAATTTTTTAGATTTTCTGGCTTTTCGGGTAGTTCTCTTTTTTGGTTTTCCACCAGCAGCTGCTGCAGTTTTTTTTAGGGCATTAAAAAAAGATTTTCTACATGGATCTTCAACACTTCCTGACTTTCCACATAAACTTCCTGTTATATTTGCATCTTCAATTTCTTTTGCATATTTTTTTTCCAATGGTACTCCTGGTTTTAATGTTGCTTTTAATTTTTCAATAGTTGTTCCGGTTCTTGATGTTTGGAATCTCCAACTATTGGAATTTCTTATTGTAGAATAGTCGATTTTATATGTTTCTGAATCAATTGATATTGTTTCTTGTTTGTTATTTTTGTCGTTTGCAAACGCATCTATATCTAATGCAAATTTGTCTTTTAAATATTTTTGCATAACTTGGGAATGTGTTACAACGTGAATCAAAGAAGGTTCATTAGGCTTACCATACGTTTTATTTGTTTTCTCAAACCAATTCATAAATTCTATTAAATCACCATCTTTTTCAAAACCGTCTAATGCGTTGTTGGTTTTTTTTTTAAAATAATATTTAAAATTACGAATACCTCCAACAGTATCTACGATATTACATAGGGATTTGTCTATAATATAATCATTTTGCCGCGACATGTAACCAGTTGACACGTAAGTTTTTGTAAATTTTATATTTTGAGCTCCTTCATAATTTTGATCCTTTGGTAAATATAAATTAATAGTTGATGGTAATCCGTTATACCATTTTTTTGTAATTATTTTTTTCAATAAATTATTAAAATTGTCATTACTACCAGTAGTTTGAACAATAGATTCATTTTTATCAGATATATTTTTTAATGTAGTCAAAAATCTTAAAAATTTATTTGCTGTATGTGTAATATTTTTAGCATAATTACCTCTTTTTAGTTCATAATCAAATATTTTTTTCCCAATGTTTATTCCTGCCTCTTCTTGTATAGTTGTTGTCTCTTCTTTTAAATATGGAGAAATATATAAATTTAATTCTTCTTTATCACTTCCATATAACAAAAATGCAGTAATCCATGTTCTCAATAAATTTGAAACAAAAACGGTATTTGAGTTGAACTCTGCTGCATTGTCTTGTGATAATTTAATAGTATTAACTATTCCATATAAAGAAACAGATGGTTCAAAATCCTTTCCTTTCATTTTTCCCATATTAATATTATTGCAAGACATCATATGGCGCGTGAATTGATATGTATATGTTGATGGAACATCTTGACTGTTCGATGTAGTTGATGATTGTTGATTTGATTCTTCAGAAAACATTATATAAACTATATATTTTATGCAGATAATATATTGTTTTCGATTGTCCATGTCCCACAAAATTTCCTAAACTAGTTCCTGAACTAGTTTGCATTTTGATAACCATCTTCAGGAACGTTTTCCACTTCACCCCGCATTTTTATACTCGTTTCTTTAATTTTTTTGCCAATTTTTTTGTCATTATTTTTGCCTAAAAGTTCGCTTTTGAGGTTCGCTAATAATACATTTACATCAAAAATATCATTGTTTGTTTTATTATGCAATACTTTTATATATGGTTTTTTATTAATTCCTTCCAATAATTTCATTCGAATTTCATCTTCAAACGGCGAATCATTTATCAAATACATCAATAAATTATTGATCCATATCTGAAATCCTGCTGCGTCTGCATCAAATAATAGATCTTTTGCAGTAGCTTTGTCTTTAATAATAAAATATACCATATTTTCTAATTTTTCAAATTCATCGACTTGCATACCGCGAGGTGCGGTTGCAATGGCAGCTGTTGCTGCAGTGGCAGTAGGGATACCATCGCCATTAGCACCTCCTTTTGATATATAATAACTTTTATAATTAGCTATAATTGGTTGAATCTCTTCAAACTTTTTTTTGAACATGGCATATTTCACGCTCTCTAAATCTATTTGCCTGTTGTTTTTCTGTTGTGTCAGGTAGTTCTCTATGATTTTTATATACGCGTCTACCACTTTTGTTTGTTCATCAGATATAATCGCTTTCGAACCATTCCCACCATGGTTACGAACGGTTTTTCGATTTCTAAATTTGCGGGCACGCAGTTTACGCAGCTTGCGTTTCATTGTTTTCATATTTCTTTTCAAATTCATTCTATTATATACATATATAATTTGCCTGCAACAATATGCTAAATATTACTACCGCACTTTATCAAATAATTATTTGTTATAATATTTGTTGCGATATAACTCCATGTATTTATCGGGTATATCGACTTTCGTAAATAACTCGATTTTATCGTCTAAAGTCATGTTCTCTTCGAATCCGGAATCTCCTGTCAACATGGTAATATTGAAAAACAGGGAATACATACCACATTCAGTATTTTGTTTTTGATGGCGATGATGGTTCACTATTTTTTTTATTTTTAGGCTCTTCGCGGCGCCCTGTTTGACAATACGGTTCATCAATGTTTGAATTTCAGATGGTGGTGGATTACCGCCGCTGTCAAAATAAAATACAAATGGATGGTCGGGCGATAAATCCACAAAGAGAGACACCCAATGAGAACCTGGCATGTTATGTGCGTCTAAATTGAATACCATGCCCATTTTTATGATTTTGTTTTGCAATTGCGATTTGATATTGAGTTTGCAGAGTTCTTCCCAAACGCACACTGCAGTGTTTCCTGGAATGTTTTTCACCCAGTATAGTTTCGATGCTTTTACGCGTGCGTCAAAATCAATGGGAGAAGGGCCGATGAATTTGAAATTGCGGTAGGTTTGTTCATATTGTTTCATGACATTACGTATGTCTAAATCGGTCAACCATTCGTTTATGTTGGTTTTCCATTCTTTTGGTTGTTTCGGTGCGAAAACGATGTCTTGAATTTGTTTGCGGAGTTCTGTATTTTTGATGATTTCTAACCAGCAATCTTCTTTTGTGCAGTTTACAAGGCGCGAATTCAGCGTTTTCCATATGGCATCCGGGTTTGACCACGGGATATATTCGTGGGGTTTGTGGGATTTGTTATAGGCTTCTCGGATGGCATTGAGATGTTCAACCGTATAACATGTTTGCGCGGATGCTTTTTTATTAGAGACATATGGGCTGCAGTTTAGTTGTGCGGGTTTTCCGCCATGTGGTGCGCGCCGTCGCTGCGTATTTTTATTCGATTTTCTATTTTTACGGGTATTCATTGCGTGTTATATATACATATAATTAGATATATATAACATGAATATCATCGTTTGTGAGAACCTTTTCGAACAAATCCATCCAGTGTATTGCGGATAGCATTTTTTTTTACGACGGATGCACCCCAGTAAGACGTAGATGAGGCTATGTCGGGACTATTATCGTCGTCATTGTCGTCGTCACTCGTGGCATCAAAGTCATCTTTGTCCTGGTCGTGCATTTTCGATAGTTTTTCCATGTGGAAATGATTCAAGCAGGATTTCACGAATTGGTCGAACGATTCATTGATATCGGTTGTAATTTGTTTTTCTGGGGAGTCTAACAACACCAAGAACATGGTTTTTATTTTTTCGCGGTTTTTAGCGATTTTGTCTATGAATTCTTGTTGCGCGGAATATTTGACAGGGTCCGTTTTTGCTAAATATTTTTTGTAATGGGTTTTATTCGAAAACATCTGTAAGGTTAGTTTATCGAATTCGGATATGGAATCCTGTGAGAATTCTGGTGTATGAGATTCTTCGTGGCTATGTTCGAACATTTAAATACTCGGGATATTTATATTTCCAGCGTTTTGCATATACGCAGAAATACCACAATATACACAAACACTAGTAGGAAGAATATGAATAAATATCATATGGGTTATCGTGGACCGATAATAAGCAAGTTCTCTTTCTACTGTATTCGGATTCGTATAATCCAATGAAAAATACCAGTATGTCCCAGTATACGGAACACGTTTATTATTGTATTTCATTACTTGATGATAAAATATATACTCGTTTCCTGCAAATACAATGGCACATACAATCGCAGTGAAATACCACAACGCCCAATGTTCACGCATAAACCGATGAATGTCAAAAATAGATACATGTGCAAATGTTCCATTTACAAATAAAATATCAATCGTTTTGACAATTCCTCTATATTGAACTCGATTCCAGTGCAATATACTAGAAACATACAATCCTGTCAGTAGATAAAATAACCGATTGTATTCATAGATATATGCCAAATACCATACCAGTAAAATAAATTGAATAGACACAAATGCATTACGGGATATATGTTGTGGTATCAATATAATATCATCTGTATGTTGCTTGAACATTCCTTACAAATAATTGTAAGGATATATTTATACAATTTTCAAAAAATATAGAAACATCATTTATACAATAGATATGTCACTATACATTCATCCCGAAAATCAAACGTTGTTGTGGAATACCCTCCAGAAAAATCCGAAATTTCAGAATCTCACCATCAACAAACAAGAATGGTTTTCATCTATTATCAAGGCGTTCTATGAAAAAATACAATATCTTCCTCCATTGACTACCCAGGAGCTCCTACAAATCAACCGACAAACGATTTCGTATATGATGGAAGAAATCAATGCTCTTCTGGTAGATCGCCCGAAATTCGCAGAATCCAAAAAAGTCGTCAGCGATTTCAACACGCGTCAGCAAGAATACGAATCGGCACTGAAACCGAAACTACCGCCCATCGCAGATTTCTCCGAAAAAATAAGCGACGATGCCATTCAAAATATGGACGAATTGATCCAACAACAAATCCGTCAACGAGATTACGACGTTGAAAAAGCCAAAGAACGATTACCACCTCCCCCTGTAGCAAACACAATCGCCCCCACACCCCTACAGAGCAATAGTATGAATGATTCTGTATTCAAAGATACCGTCGACACGAGAATGACGAAAATTGAACAAACTCTGGAACAACTCCATAAAACCATGGAGAAAATCCTTGCCAAGTTCTCGGATACAGAAACGCGACCCGCCGAACCAATTGCATCATCCACCACGCAACATGCTGACTCAGCACTTGAAAATAAATAATCACCTAAATGAACATAAAAACGAATCCCCTAATTGTGTTATATGTATCGTATAATACAATTATTACTGATACTCAGTAATGGTGGATTAGGTCTATCGAACGCACTGCTACTTCCATCCACCGTGAAGCAAGCCATGAAATTTGCAAACATGCTCCCAAAAGAATCCTATAGCACATTGATGCACAAAATAGATGAAAACCAGGTTTCCGAAATCATTTTTTCCACAAAACTCGATACCGTTGTATCTCATGAATCCACAACTACCGGCGATTTCCTCCACGATTTCGCTATTACAAAAATCAACCCTTTTGTAGTGAATACTATAGCGGACAATGCAGCCACCCATGGTATTCAAACTGATTTTTTGCAAAACACCGAACAAAATTCCATCATAGACACTGCGGGGGCGATTTTGAATGGTTTAAGCAATTTCATTTTCCCGATTTTGTTATTGACCTATGTGATTGCTTTTTTCCGTTCTCGTGGACCGGGTGGTGGTGGCCCTATGGGACCTATGGGACCTATGGGCGGTGGATTCCCGGGAACATTGCGCAAGGACATTATGGAAGCCAAAGAAAACATGCAAAAAGCCAATATTAGTTTGTCCAGTTTCGCAGGAAGTCAGGAAATCATGGAAGAATGCACAGAAATCGTATCGTATTTGAAAAATTCCACCTTGTATGAAAACGCCGGTGCGGAAATTCCCCGCGGTATTTTATTAGAAGGTCCACCAGGTTCCGGAAAAACCTTATTAGCAAAAGCCATTGCAAGCGAAGCCGATGCGAATTTCGTCAGTATCGCTGCGAGTGAATTTGTCGAGGTGTTTGTCGGTGTAGGTGCGTCGAAAATCCGCTCCCTTTTTGAAATGGCGCGCAAAAACCGTCCATGCATTTTGTTTATCGATGAAATCGACGCCGTAGGTAGACAACGGGGTGCCGGTATTAACATGGCAAACGATGAGCGCGAACAAACCCTGAATCAATTATTAGCTGAAATGGACGGGTTCGGTGATAATACCGGTATTTTAGTGATGGGTGCAACGAATCGCAAAGACGTGTTAGACCAAGCCCTTCTTCGTCCCGGACGTTTCGACCGTATTTTGACCGTGCCATATCCCGACCGAGATTCCCGCAAAGCCATTTTGAAAGTGCACGCACGCAACAAGAAACTCGCCGATGACGTGAATCTCGATTTCATCGCAGAATTGAGTGCCGGGTTTTCGGGAGCACAATTGAAAAATCTCTTGAACGAGGCCGCTATTTATGCAGCCCGCGAAGGTGAAAGCACCATAACAACCAATAATATTCTAAATGCCCTCGACAAACTCATTGTGGGCTTAGTCAAAAAACAGGATATCCGTTCGGAAGAATCCCTCCGCCGAGTTGCTATCCACGAGACCGGACACGCGTTGCTTGCTGCTAATTTCACTGAATATTTCGAATTGAAAAAAGTGACAATTCAGAGCACATACAATGGTGCGGGCGGATACACGATTTTCAATGAATATCCGAATATAACGGACAGTGGTCTCTATACCAAAGATTTATTGAAAAAACGCTTGATTGTAACCATGGGCGGAAAAGCCGCCGAATCCGTCGTCTATGGCGATGACCATGTTTCATTAGGTGCCGTTCAAGATTTGAAACAAGCGAATTCGCTCGCCCAACAAATGATAGGGAACTATGGCATGGGTGACAAACTCGAGGTTTTTTACAACGAAAATGTGGGTGACTCCCGCAATCCATTTTTAGGCCGTTCCATGGCGATGGGGGGCGGATATTCCGAAAACACAAAAACCGTCATGGACAGTGAAAGTCTGAATCTAGTAGTCAATGCATACCAGGAAGCAAAACGCATTTTGACGGAAAACCGAGACGCCATGGATATAATGGTGCAAACTTTGTTGAAAAACACGACTATTCTGGGTTCAGATGTCAGAAAATTGATGTAAATCTTTTGTAAATAATAATTTACAAAAGATACGAAACAACAAGACAACAATGACACAACTACTCAATGCCCTCTTTCAGTTTGTAACGTTAATGACCGTAAAACACAAAATCGATGATTCGCATGGACTCAAACATAGTATGGATGTATTACATTTTGCGAAAAACATTTATGATTCCGAGGTCCTAAAAAACACCTGTTTACGAGAACCAGAACAAGAACGTGTTATATATATTTCTGCAGTTGTCCATGATATGTGTGATAAAAAATACATGGATGAATCATTAGGGATTGCTGAAATTCGCGATTTCTTGCAGGGCACACGTCTAGTGGAAAACCATGAAATCGATGCCGTCGAAAATATTATTTCTACTATGTCATATTCTACCGTAAAAAAACGTGGATTCCCCGATTTAGGCAAATATCAACATGCCTATCATATTGTTCGCGAGGCGGATTTATTGTCGGCCTATGATTTTGACCGATGTATGGTGTATAGCATGCAAAAGCAACATACGAATTTGCACGATGCATATTTGCATGCTCGCGAATTGTTTCACACCCGGGTTTTGAAACATGATAAAGATTCGCTGTTCTTTACTGATTATTCGAAAGAATGTTCGAAAATGCTATACAAAAAAGCCATACGTCGGATGACTGTGTGGAAAAAAATAATAGGGAAATAAACGATGTAAATAGTGTATGTATATAGTAAGAAAATGGAGGACATACCCCCCGAGAAAATAATAGGGGATAATTTTGATGATAGTGCAATAGACGTCGACTACGACAACGTTGCTCTAGATGATGTCACGTCAATAGCATCTGATATTACAAAAACGGTTTATTTTATATGGAATAATTACCATTTTTTATGCTTGACAACGTTGTTTTTTTTGCTGCCCCTTGTAGCATTTTTGCTGAAAAAACTGGGCGTTTTCAATATAACAAATTTTTTACCTGTGTACGTGAGTGAATTCATCACGATTGAGTATTTGCTAGTGGGGTTGATTTTTATTAATATTATTATGTCCTTGTTGTTTTGGAGTAATCCGGTGGACGGATCTATTATACACATTTTCGATGGTTTTTTCGCGAAAGTTTCGTTGATAACCTTTGTTTTTTATACGCTTTTTTATAAGCAATTGTCGACTTATGCAATAATTGTATATTTAGGGATATTGTTTTTGTCGTTGCTGTTTGCCGGATTAAGTCATTATTATTCTTCGCAAGAATGGTGTTGTAATTTGCATGTGATTTTTCATGGGTGTATGCATTTTTTCTTTAGTTTAGGTGTAATCATGGCATTAGCATAAATATATAACTATAGTATATAATGGCAAAATCATCTCAAACAAAACGTCGATTCACTAGAAAAAATTCTGGAAAAATGTCGCGCAAATATCGTAAAAAAACTATGTGGTGGGGAGGGGCTGAAAAAACTACTACAAAACAAGAAGAAAAACAAAAAATGACAGATATTTTGAGTGCAAGTAAAGAAGAAATATTCAAATCAGACAAAATATCAACGCAACCGTGCAATGATCCTGAATACAAAGAAATAGGTGTTATTCATAAAAGTGAATCGATTGCTGTGAATATTTTACGTGATTTCGGAACCGATTTTTTCAATGCATTTGGTAGGCAAGGGTTTGATAATTCTATTTATGACCAATTGCGCAATACCTGTTTTCAAAAATTGCAAGATTCGATTACCGATAATCAAAGAATATGCAATGTTCGTGCAGATATTGAACGCGACAAATCATCAATATACATGCACGTATATGGTACGTTGATGGAAAACAAAAACATGGGTAGCGAAAAGGAACCTATTGTCGAAGAAAACCAGGAAGAATCTGCTGTCGAAGAAAACCAGGAGGAATCTGTTGTCGAAGGAAACAAAGAGGAATCTGCTGTCGAAGGAAACAAAGAGGAATCTGTTACCGAAGGAAACAAAGAGGAATCTGTTACCGAAGGAAACAAAGAGGAATCTGTTACCGAAGGAAACAAAGAGGAACCAAGAGACAAACGAGCAATTTAAACCCTTGAAGATTTGAAATGGGAACGCCATTAGGCGTCTATTTGAAATTTCGTGGGCAATACGTGAAGATGCGCATGGGACAATTGTCCCATTTCAAATCTTCAAAGGTATAAATCTGCAAAGGTGTAAAAATCAATTCTTAATTGAAAATTTCATCCCCTATCACATTGACGCCTTCATCTTTAATTGCCTCTTTACCAGTTTGCTGAATATCAAAGTTAACTAATACATTAATTGCATCATCACCATCTTTTAGTGGCGTATATGTTGATTTATTCATTGTGACTGTATTGCTTATATTTGTGTAGTTGTTTTTTTTTATATGTAATTTTTCACCATCATTGTACAATATTTTTGGTTTAATTTTGTAATAACCAGGCTTAATAGTAAAATTAGTTAAATTTTCCAAAGTGCGCGTTATTACATACCAATTATATTTCCCATTATTTTCTATTTTCACAATGCTATTAACAATGTAATTACCAATTTTCATTATGACATCAGATATGACATCAGAAGCCTGTTCATTTTCATCTAGATAAATAAAAAATTTAGGTGTCATGATTTGGTCGGTATTTTTAAATAATAAAAAATTATTTGGTGTAAAATAGTTTATTTTATATTTTTTATCTTTAACGTTAATAGTTGTTGTGTAATAATATTTTGTATCTTCATTGTTCTCATCTTTTGCAAAAAAATTACCAAAAAGATTGCCTAAAAAACCTCCACGCATTCGTTTTGTTACGCGACGTTTTTTTCCGCGCAAATTTTTTTTACTATGCTTATATTTTTTCATATATATATTATATTATCTTATAAATAATTTTGTCTTGAATTCATACAAAATTTATTAATTTTACTATATAATAGGCGTTTTACATGAGAAAAGATGTAAATAAATCTAATTATACAAAATTATATTTATTTTTACTATCTTTTTTTTGATGAAAACATGTATGGATATGCAAAGGAATATACAACATATAATATTACAATCAAAACGATAATCATAATCAACATGTTGAAAAATTTGACAAAATTGCAATAATAACTATTATCGGAATCTTTGCATGTAACAGTTGACCCAAAAAACCCGAAAACACCAGTGCCTAAAATACCGCCATTACCTGTGGAAATTCCCCGTCTTCCCATTTATATATTATTTGTATAAAAAAACACTCCCCTGTAGAAACTAGCGCCTAAATTATTCTTCTAATCCTAATAGTTTATCGATTTCATAAGTATCCAGCCCCTGTTTTTCCATTTCTTTTTTTCGTTTCAACAATGCCTTTTTATCACCGCGTGATAATTCCTTTTTCACAGGAGCGACTTCGATTTTATTCCCTAAAGAATCGAATTTATCTTCGACTTCATTAAAATGCAATTTTTTCGCATTCTCTTTTTCCGCTTTTTTACGCGCCTTTTCGACTTCTTCCATCCATTCTGAACCGAAAACATTCAAATTACCAGAATCCAGCAACCATTTTTCAGGACAAATTTCCTTGTAAAATTCTTCATTGTGTGAAATCAACAACAGCCCGCCTTTGAATGTTTTTATTGCACCCGTCAATGCACCCAATGAATCTCTATCCAAGAAATTAGTAGGTTCATCTAAAATCACTACGTGGGGTAAATTCCACATGCACGCACCCAGCACGATTTTCACTTTCTGACCACCCGATAACATACCTATTTTACTATGTTGTGCAAACTGTGCGTCCAATCCGAAATTGTCTAAATGTTTCTGGATTTCGCCCGTGGTCAATTTACGTTGACCCAACATATTCTCCATCGCCAGTTTTTCGTCAAATTCTTTCACCATCTTTTCATACCCCATTTCAATCAATTCCGTTTTCACAAACCATTGCGTGATTTCGCTTTCGGATTTGCATTCATATTCATTTTCACGTTTACCAGTTCGGCGACTCAATATTTCCGCAATGACTAAATATTTATTGTCCTTTGCTTTTTGTTTGATTGCAGCGACCTCTTCTTCTGATAAGGTCAAACTATCCTTGCTGATTTGCTCCTTATCATATCCACTGCGATAACGCCACATGATATATTCCACCGGTGTTTTATCCAGATGATTCTCAATATGGTGAAAGGCATGCTGTGCAACATAAGCAACACGCACATTCGGATGTCTTTCAATTGTGCCCTGGTTCGGTTCTAATTCACCAACTAAGATTTTAATCAAGGTCGATTTACCAGCACCATTCACGCCCACGATTGCTACACGGGATGCCATAGATACTTGAATGCTGACATCAATCAGCTGTGGTTTCGGTGCACTCGGATACTGGAAATAACAATTTTTCATTTTCAGCACCGATTTCGTGAGGGATTTCACACCGTCTAAAGGTCCGGGTTCTGGAAACGAAAACGAGAGGTTTTCATTGGTCAATTCATAGTATTGCTTTGCCTCCGGTTTCTGTTTTACGAAATCCGACAAGTTTCCTCGATAGAATTTCAACTTCAATCCTTCATAATGTGTTATATTTGTGCATACTGCGTCTAAAAAGCGAGTATCGTGGGAAACAATGAGACACGTGGTTTTTGTCAAGCCTTTCAAATAATCGACTAACCATTTGATGGCAAACTGGTCTAAATGGTTCGTAGGTTCATCTAACAGCAGCATGTCTGGATTCAACAACATTGCGCGAGACAACGCTAATTTCATGCGCCATCCGCCCGATAATGCAGTGACGGGACCATGTATCATATTATCTTCGAATCCGACCTGTCGCAAGCCACTGACAATGTTTTCCTCGGAGATTCCACCATGCTCAATGACTTTTTCATCATTTTGTATGTATTGCAATACACTCAATTCGGAATTATTTCCCTGAATATCGTGTTCTACATAAACACTTTTCAAGCTCTCCGGGAATTCTTGCAGATTTTTATTTGCAATAGCTTTCATCAACGTGGATTTACCAGCGCCGTTCGGACCGACTAACCCGTATTTTCTGCCGATTTTTACTTTGAAGGGGGTTTGATGTAGCAACACACGAGTTCCATAGGCTAATGAAAAGACGCAATCGCATAGGTTTTCCTCGTCGTCCTCTGGGTTAAATTCTTCCACGGTGATGGTGCTGATAATCGTGCTGGCGATTTTAGCAGTCGCAGCTTCTACTGAGCAAGCATCATCTATAACACATTTCAAATAAGGGTGTATGCAGGAGTGCCATAGCGATTCATCTTTGATTTCGTGTTTGACTAAATTCCATATCAAATCAATGGAATAATCCACCAGCGCCATGTTCTCGCCGACGTCGCCAATATTGTCTAAGAAGGTTTTGCGGCAATCTTCTAACGTATACGATTCTAAGGATTTGTTTACGCCTAAATCGTAGACGGCGGTCAAAACATTTCGGGAATTTAGACAAACATTACGGATTTCCACCTCGGCGATTTCTTCGTAGCCTTTTGTCAATACGGGTTCAAGAATAGGATAAAACATTTTTGCATACACTGGGTTTTTCAATAATTTTGTCAGGGTTTCTATGACAACCGCTGCACGTCGTTGATAGACCATTTTGCGTTCTCTCATCGATTTAATCAAAAGAGGAATTAACAATCCCATGGTAGGTATGTCAATATCGTTTACAAAAGGTGTCGATACGAGTGCATCTAATGCTTTCTGGGTTTCTTGAACAGGATTCATATAACACGCAATGACAATCGGTATCAAATGTTTTATATCGACGTTTTCAATGGTGCTACAAACATTTTGAAAACATTCTATAACACATTGTTTGACTTTAGGGTCCTGGGATACAGTGATTAGTTGATTAATAATTTCTGGCATGTTTTGAGCAACAATGGACGGATGATGCTTTGCATAAGCACTCATCAATTGCAATGAGAATTGACGGATTTGCCATTTCATAGAAATGAATCCTGCGAACAAAAACGGGGCGATTTTTGTGAAGGCATATGGATTGCTTTTCTGGATGATTCGTTCTCCTGCAAGCAACGCAGATTCGTATTTTTTACTGTCTAGCGCGGATTGTATAATAGAATCCATTGTTTTGATGAGTTCGGGTTCCATATGGGGCTCCGATTCGGAATTTTGTATAATAGTATTGATTTTTTCATCGGTAGATAGGTCTGTGAATTTTGACATTCTGGTTGGGCCTAATAATTATAATGTATAATACTCTTTATGTTTTGTCTGTGAAAATAATTTTGTTTGTGCTGACGTGGCATCTTCTTGTTGGTTTGGTGGAGAAGTTTAGGCGAAAGTTGTTCGAAAAGAGAACGCGGGGTTCATGGTTAACGTAAATTAGGTAATTTTAGGTAATCGTAATTTAAAAAATTGATTTAAATATAGTATAAGTATATACTTATATAACTAAAAATGGGTAAATATAGTTGCGAAAAATGCGGAAAGGAATTTGCCCAAAAATCTCATTATACAGCGCACATCAATAAAAAAAATCCATGTGTAGTTGACAGTAAAATAAAAGAAATGATAGACGACGCTGTTACACAAAAATTAATTGAAATCAAAAAAACTATTTCTTCAAACGAGGTAATTAACAATTCTGAAATTGTCTATGACAATACTCTCGTTAAAAACATTTCTACCAATAAAATACACATTCCAAAACCCATTTTAAAATGGGTTGGTGGAAAAACACAAATAATAGAAAAACTTATCGCGGATTTTCCAATTGAAATGAACAATTATCGCGAAGCATTTTTAGGCGGAGGTAGCGTTTTACTAACATTATTATCTTATGTAAAAAATGGGATTATAAAAATACATGGTAATATCTATGCATATGATTTGAATGAACCATTAATTTATGTTTACAAAAACATACAAACTCACCATAATGAACTTTACGATACGCTACAAAATATCATTGCAGAATTTAATAGTTGTGGTGATGGAACCATTAATAGAATGCCTGCAAACATAGACGAAGCAAAGATCGCAAAAGAAAATTATTATTATTGGATACGGAGTGAATACAATAAATTAAACAATAAAACGAGTATACAAGGTTCTGCTATGTTTATATTCTTGAATAAAACTTGTTTTAGGGGTGTATTCAGAGTTGGTCCCAAAGGATTTAATGTTCCATATGGACACTATAACAATCCAGAAATCATGAATAAAGACCATCTAGAAGAAATACATAATTTAATACAAAATGTAATATTTGAACATTGTGATTTTAATAAATCACTGACAAACGTAGAACCAAATGATTTTGTATACCTTGACCCTCCATATGCTCCAGAAACAGATACTTCGTTTGTAGGATATACTGAAAATGGGTTTAATATAGAACATCATAATAATTTATTTGAATTAATACACAATTTAACTGAATCAAATAAAAAAATCATGTTAAGTAATGCGGATGTAAGTTTAGTGCGCGAAAATTTTACGACTGAAAAATACAATACATCATCGATTTTATGTAAAAGGTCAATTAATTCTAAAAATCCTGAAGCAAAAGCAAAGGAAGTTATTATAAAGAATTATTGACTATAGTTTTGACAATATTGGCAATATAAACTCACTGAATTTTACATATTCAATATTCCATGACCTCGCTAAATCCAATATCTGTTGGGTTTTTTTTGTAACATTTTCACCAAAATATTTAGTCTTACCATGTGTAAATTCGTATTCTTGGTTGGCTACGCAAATAATTTTCAATGGTTTTCCGTATAATAGTGGTATTTCTTGATATTTGATAAAGGTTCCAAGAACTTTTTCACCAGCCGTTCCAGCAACCCACCAATTTGAAGTTTTTACTTCATACATATAGTTGTCGCCTTCCCAATCAGGTTCAAATCCACCTTTAGGTTGCGGTTTTCTCGGGTTTTCTCCAAGCAAAACAAGAACATCATACACGAGACGCTCCCCTAATAAAGTTGTCCATTGTCCATTATTTACTTGTCCTATCATATCATTACCCCATTTTTTTTCATCATTTTTTGATTTATCGATTTGGTTTTTAACTGTTTCACCATTTTTTTTTGTAATACTATTTTTTGTAATATTGTTTGGTTTTGTTAACGCCCATTCTATGCGTTCTTTCAAATTTCTGTTCGCACCGCCAGCAACCGTTCCCATGTTTTCTTCTGTTGCGTTTGTTTCAATCATTTTATAAAATAAAAACCACTATTTATGTTGCAATGTATTTCAATTTTGTCTGCAATAATAATGATATGAAAAGTATTTACAAGAATTTTCGCCAGAAATCTTTTTTGAATAATCTCATGATTTTTATGTTATAGTTTGAACTATCTACTTGTATGGCTTTTTTTATTTCTAAAAACTTAGGACTACGGAATGCCTTCTCAATAAGCGGAATATTTTCAGGTGTATCGACTATTCCACTACCCCACTGTGAAATACCATATTCGCCTTTGATATCATTGCAGAACCCCGCGCCATTTGTAAAGATGAATTTAGGAATACCGTAATGACCCTTCGAAGTGATGTTACTCCATGACAGTGCGAGTTCGCCCTCCTTTTTAATCGACAAGACAACTGGATGAACGTGTGTCTCCGTTTTCACTTTCGACATCCACTTACGTCTTACTTCATAATCACTTTCACTGTGAATAATCTCGACAGGGGCTTCGCCGTTTTGCACAAACAAGGATTCTATAACACTAAATTGCATATTAGGAATAAAAGACCACTTTCGCAAATCCACGGTTTGAACAATGCCTTCTTCATCTTTGATGATGGTGTTTTGTGTGTACGGAGTCTTTCTCAAGAGATACCAGTCATATCGTGTGGAACATTTGAAGGTTTTTTGTCCATCGTCGAAATTGTGGATTTCTAAATAAACCAGCTGGTTCTCCATCATCTTTTTCAAAAGGGGGTGGTCGAGTTGACGCCATACGGATGGATTCACATACAACAAATATCCACCAGGCTTCACCCATTTATCAATACCGACTTCGACGAAATTCTTCCAGATATTGTGTCCAGTGCCTTTGTTTCCAGTGTCGTCATTGTATGGAGGATTTGCAATGACTGCGTCGAATTTGATGTGGTCCCATTGTGTCATAGTAAGACTGTTTCCTACATGAGAATGGAATTTCCAGGCATCGGTGTCTTCAAAATCTTCGGAATCGATACCACAGTAACTTTGAACATGGCATTTCAGCAATTCAGTAGTGATAAAGACATTCATGGCAGTCAAATCGGCGTAATACAAATGGTCGATAATCAATTTGCAACGGTCGACTTCGTCTGAACAGAAGGTTGCGAGTTCTGTATACATTTTGTCGAAAAGACCGAGGACGAAATTGCCTTTTCCGCAACATGGTTCGAGAGTTAATTTAGGCGATTCATAAAAGTTCTCTGGGAGTTTTTCTAACATATCTTGAACTAAAAACTCGGGAGTGGATACTTCGGCGTTTTTGCGTTTTTCCTCTTTCGATGGAATGAAATGTTTAGCAATCAATTCGCGGAGTTTATCAGGAGGAGCATGTGAATATATTTCACGAATGTTGTAAGCTATTTCTGCGTTGTTGTCGATAATGCTGGACATTATATGCGTAAAATATTGGTAACACTTTAAGTTGGTTTCATTGAATTCAATTTTTGAGAACTTTTACTACGTTCTCCTTGAGAATTTGCGGTTTTTATTTTTAGTATATTTTGACCGAGGGTTGATATAGAATATATCGGTGATATAGGTAAATATCTAACAATATACTTCATTGAATAATATATATACCAGACATACAAAACTTTATATTACTAAACCATGTAAATATTTGTGTTATATATTATTATAAGACAAATCAACCTATGACACTTTTAGACAATGTATTTTTTATTAATTTAGAAAAACGCCCAGACCGACTTGCACATGTCACCACCGAACTCGCTAAAATAGGCGTCCACGGAGAACGTGTCAATGCAGTTGAAACCCGGGATGGTGCAGTAGGATGCACAATGAGTCATATAAAATCACTGGAGCTCGCAAAACAACGCAATTTACCACATGTTTTCATTTGCGAGGATGATATTACATTTTTGAATCCGCAACTTTTGTTGGAAAACATTGCTAAATTCGAATCTTCTGGATTGGATTGGGAAGTTCTCATCATCGGGGGGAACAATGTCCCTCCCTATGTGCAAATATCGGATTTTTGTATTCGTGTCAGTAATAATCAAACCACGACCGGATACATTGTCAAACAAGAATTCTATAACACTCTTATCGCGAATTTCACAGAGAGTGCAATACGATTGATTCGAGAACCTGCGAAGCGAAAAAAATATGCCATTGATATATATTGGAAATCACTGCAAACCAGTGGTAAATGGTATATGATTACTCCTCCGACAGTAGTGCAATACGAAGATTATAGTGACATCGAAAAACGCAATGTAGACTATCGTGGATTGTTGTTGGATTTAGACAAACCATGGCTGTTTCAACGCCCTGCTCCCATGACATTTTCATCCATTGGTCAAGTGCATAAATGAAGACAATACATTCTTGTTTTTTTCGGCATAGGCCATCGTCTGCAAATTGGATTGATGTTGACGTTGCATCATTTTTGCTTGCATTTCACGTTCTCTGGATGCAAGCATCGCTTCGGCCTGTTGTTTTTCAATGGGTTCTCCTAAATTACTTCGTTCTCTTGAAAAATGGTCGACGGAGGAATATTTAGGCATTTTTGAATAATCAGATTCACTCACCGCGAACACGGTTTGGTCCTTATGAACTTTTCGTAAATCATCGAATTTTAATTTACTAAAAGGGTCGCACGATACATAGTGGTCATTTGCGTCGTCATCTTCATAGAAATTTCCTCCATGAACCCCAGAAGAATTCATTTCTGAAACGCCTAAATATTTCACCATCCCCTGGTTTTTCTGTTTGATGTTCTCGAATACTTCACCGATTTGTTTCGCATTGGTTGCCGACAAATTATCATAGATTGGATCGTTCGAAGAGAACCAGGCGTTTTTGTCGGCATCGGGTTTTTTCACCATGTTTTCTTCGAAGAGTTGGTTGAATTTTTGTTGGAATCCAGTGGAACCCATTTTTTCAATGACTTGATTGATTTGTCCGGTCGTTGATTTAGGCACATTTGGTAAAATATATTGAGAGTTCTCTGGAGTAACTTGGATATCTTGTCGATGTTGATGATTGTAGTATTGCACAACGACGTCCAGTGCTTTTTTGTAAAATAGAAAATAGCTGGCATCTAAACGTGATTTATCTGGATGCAACATGAGAACCTTTTTTTTAGCGTATTTGAGTTGTTCTAGTGTAATAGTGTTCTGCGCATTCATATCAAATAGGCCTAACAATTCATCTAACGAATATTGTTGTATATCTAAATTATGTGGTTTTGATTGATGGTTCATACTAGGAGTTGTGAAAAATATGGATTTCTGACAACGCGTTTATGAATTCATCTATGTTACAAAAGTATATAAACATAAGGTGGGTTATTTGTTTATAGTATAATGGCACGAACAATCTTGACGGAAATCAACAGTGTCAAAGATTTTTCAGAAATATTAGAATCGAATCCTGGCATTGTGATTATAAAATTCGGCGCAGAATGGTGCGGTCCATGTAAAAAGATAGAAGCGCAAGTCCATGCCTCTATGAATTTGATGCCGGACAATGTTCAGTGTTATATCATTGATGTCGATGAGTGTTTTGAAATCTATGCCTATTTGAAATCGAAGAAAATGGTCAATGGAATTCCGGCTATTTTAGCGTATTATAAGAATAATAATAGTTACATTCCATCCGATAGCGTATTAGGGGCGCATTCTGATGAGGTTGATTTGTTTTTCAACCGTTGTTTTGTAACTGCCAGTAATTAATGAATTGTATAAATTTACAAAATAATTGTAAATTTATTTGATGATGGATGACGAGTGCTAAAAAATCAGTTCTACGTTTTTTTTGACGACTTTATTTTTTTACTGGTTTTTCTGGTTTTCATATTTGTTTTTTTGGTTTGTTTTCCTTTTGTGCGTTTTTTAGTTTTTGATTTACCTCCTGGGGTTTTTTTATCCATGGATGTCTCGTAATCATCGCCATCTTCATTGGATTGTGGTGGAGCACTCGGTTCAACTTCGTTCGTTTTTTCACTGTTTTCGTAACGCTCGCTATTATCTGCATTGTAGTCTTCTTCCTGCTCGGTATCGTCGTATTCTTCTGGTTCTGCTTCTTCTTCTGCAGGCTCTTCTGTCGGCTCTTCTGCAGGCTGTTCTGCGGGCTCTTCTGTTGTTTTGTTCGTTGAAAAACTCGATTTTAATGAATCCAGTATGTTCATACTATCTGTTCCAGGTTCATCTGGTTTTCCGTATGCTTCGCTGTCAAAAATTGTAATAGCTGCTAAAATAACACAAGTTGCGCCTATGGCACCATATGTCAACAAAGATAAATTATTTATTTCCATGGATGTATACTTAATATATACGAATATTTTCTTTCTGCTACCACTCGCTAAATAATATTCCTTTGAATATTTCAGACATATATTTCGAATTTTGTGAATCGCTGTTTTTTTCGTGTTGTGTTATATGTTCTATTTTTTGTGATTCGCTTATTGTAGGGTTTTCTAATATTTTCAATAATGCATATTTGCGTGCGTTCATAGTTATCTGTTTCAACAATTCCGGCTGTGTATCATTCAGCATACGTTCATCCACGCCTTCTACCACTTTGCGTTTCAATAAATACCTATCCATCAATAACTGCTCTAATTCTGCAGTAGTGTCGGTATAATCATTTTTCTCTATGTGTAAATCTGGCAAATCAGGAAACGCAATACTGTCTCTACAAACGCAATCCATTTTAGCTTTATGTCCCATCAGAAATAATTGCAGTAAACAGATAAATCTTATCATATGATAACAATATATAATAACAATATACAACAAAATAGCTATATATTGTTTTTGGTTTGGTTTGGTTTGGTTTGATTTTTGGTGGCGTATTCGTTGATTTATGAATTTGCCGATTGTCTTGCCAAGCGCTCACGGTTGAATTTTTCATACCATTTATCTTTTGATGATTGAGAAACGGTGGCATTCATATGTTGTTCAAATTGCTCCGGTGTATCAAAAAAACATATGTTATTGTCTTTGCATTCACCAGTAGACATTGCAATTTTGAAAAAAATGTCTTCGTCTTTGCTTCCGACTTTGAATCCAGGATAATAAGAGCCGCCTATAGCACCTCTTATTTTTGACCCAGGAAAAATAGGCGAACTATAGAATTCAATCGATTTTTTCTTGTTGTCGATTATGCGATATATCTTATGATATCCCTTATCCATTTTTTTGATTTCTTCGAGCATTTTTTTTTGTTTTTTCGTGACTTCATTGGTAGTATTCGAATCTGAATCGGAAAAAACGTCAACCATTGTGATGTTTTCTGCTGAATCATTCATTTCTTCAAGTAACCCCATTTCAGTATACATAGTAATATCTATATGCGCTTACAATAATCTGAGGATTAAGATTGCTTGTTACTATACATATAGGGTATTTTTTAAGTTATTTACATAAATATAATTGTAACGCCTATACAAACTATATTGCGCAATAAAATATATGATATTTTGTATATAATCAATATCATGTATCAACAATTTCAACGTATTATTTCGGATTTAACAACTATAACACCTTTAGAGAAACAAAAACATCAGGCACAAACTATCCAAACTTCGGAACATGACAAAACGGAAGAACATGAACTATATCACGAACTTCCGCTAAATTATGCGAACCCAAAAGATGCGAATCAATATCATGTAATGGATACCACATATGAATACAAAAGTGCGAATTCTAAATCCAGAGAATTTTATTATTTGCAAGATGAACTGAACAAACAGTTTGATTGCCAAGGAACAAGAACGGTTCATTTGTGTATTTTTGCATTCAATGATTCTTGTTCCTTTGATGGAGAACCTTATCCTTTTTTGCAATTTTTAGCAAAAAAAGCCACTACATATGGGTTTCCTTCATTTGTATTTGAATGTCCGCCAAATTTAGACGAAGAACAATTGCAAATCCATTTCAAAAACAATTGCCTAAAAGAAGTTCTCGATTTCTTTGTTATAGAAGGTAGTAATTATGTTACCGATAATATGAGCAAAAGCTATCGTGGATTTATTGAGAATGATAATGACATTTATGCAGTGTATGATATGACGAATTTCATGAAATTACCTATGCGAAGTGTCGCTAAATCGGTCGAATGGTGCTTGTTAAGTGAACTCCGAAATGCGAATTTATCGGATGTGCGTGTTGTCGATTTTTTCGATAAATACAAATACATGTCAACGATACAATCAAATAATACTATAGCACAACCGGTTGCAATGTATTTGTATGATATTGCTAAAAGAGAACTTATTGTAAATAGTAAAAATCAGTCGATTTTAGAACCTCGAAGTTCTCATCCATTGTTCGGTAATTTTTATTATTTCGTGGATTCTTGTTTGTTGTCCAATCATGAATGTCGCAAATATGCTGTTTTTATAGAAAATATGGTTGAAATGAATATGGAGTTCTCTGGCGGCACTGGTGGTGGTAATGATGATAGTCAAAAACATGATGTGGAATATATATCTGAACCAGAGGAGAAAGAGGAAACACTAGAAAAACCGGAAGAAGATACTACTATGCTTGAATATTCTGATGATGATGATGAATCTCTGGAAGAACCCTCCGAAGAACCCTCCGAAGAACCCTCCGAAGAACCCTCCGAAGAACCCTCGCAACCTTCTCCAGACTATATAAATGAATACTCCATGCCGTTTACTTCCATTATTAAATTCAAGGAGAACAATCAGACCATATGGTGCGTGAAAACCGAATCATTGTTTACAGAATTATAACAAAATTGAAACTAACATAAAACAAAAATGCTATAGTATATAAGAACCAATCGCCTAAATATCAACCTAACAATGGAAACAATCAAATCCCCAGATACATTTCGTGAAAATATCCGCAAAAAACTCAACCATATCTTGAACTGCGCTGACCCCAATATAACCATCAATCTCGAAAAAGGAATTTTCAACTACGCCATCAAAGAAGCAAGCAACCGCAAAATCGTCAAAAAATGGGAAAATCGTGCATTCACACAAATATACATCGACAAATTGCGCACCATCTATATGAATCTGAAAAACCCCGATTTATTGCAACAAATAAAAAATGCGGAAATAACATCACAATCAGTCGCATTTATGACACATCAAGAATTGAATCCAGTCAGATGGAAAACCTTGATTGACCAGAAAATCAAACGCGATGCTTCGAAATTCACGACGAACATTCAAGCATCTACAGACATGTTCACATGTAAAAAATGCAAATCAAAGAAATGCACTTATTATGAATTACAAACCCGTTCAGCGGATGAACCAGCTACTATTTTTGTCACTTGTTTAGATTGTGGAAAACACTGGAAATCCTAAAAATTATATTTATAATAATCATAAAATATAATTTATATTTTTATTGAATAACTTTTGTAGTGTTTTTTCTTGTATATTCTTGATTTCTTTATTTTTTGCATATTCCTATTTTTTCTGGTTCTTTGTTTATTTTTGTTTTTCTTTGTTTGTTTACGGTGATATTTACCAGCATTCTGAGCATTCTGTGCAACAACTTCTTTTGCAGTAACATAGGTTCCTTGGGTAGCATTTACTTGGAAAGAATTTACAGGCTTACCTAGCACTACTTGTGGTGCTAATTCTGGTTTTGAAAAAGAATCCGTTGTAACAGAATTATCATCAGAGTTCACTTCTAGTTGGACTGTTAATTCTTCGTAGTTTGTATTGTCAACTGTTATTTTTGCTACAACAAAGCTTACTACAGTAAGTAAAGCAAACATTGTTGCATAATTAATAACTGATGGTAGATTGTCATAGTTTGATGGGTTAATTACGTATATTTCCCCTTTAATAATTTTTGTTGAAATATCTATGATTGTATTTCTAATTTCTTTAGCTTGTTCAAATAAAGTTCTTTGTATTTTTGTTATAACTAAATCTGTTAATTTTGTTATTATTGTTTGTAATTTTTCTGTTTCGGTTTTTAGCTCATCCGATGATGATTTTTTTTTTTCCATGTCTTCAAGTTCTTTTTGTTTTGCTTCATATTTCGCTTGTAGTTTTCCGTATAAATCTTTTGCATTTACTTCAGTAAGGTTATTTTGCATTTTTTGCCCTTTAACATTTGCGATTGGTATAGTATTTTCATTTGCATTTATAATTTCATTATAATATGAAAGGTCATTTTTTATTTCTAATTCCATTTCTTTCATTAATTCCTCGGTTTTTGCCTTTATTTGTTCATCTATTTGTTTCAAAATTTTCTCATGTTCTTGTGATTCAACATAGTAATTTTTAATACAAAAACCAGTAAAAATTGAAGCTCCAGTTAATGCTGCAATACTTAATGTAGGTATATTTAAACCTATCGTCGGGACTGCAAAACTTCCAACTACATACGTAGCTGCTCGAGTCGTAATCTGTCTTATAATTTCAATGCCTATAGCATTATCAAAAAATCCTGGTGCTCCAGCTTCATGGAATGCTGCCATTTCCATGTACACTTTGGTGAAAATACGAACAGGTGAATTTGGTAAAAGGTCAGCTAACGCTACTACTCCTATAACTCCAGCAATTGCCATAATATTATTACTAGCTACCTCAATCATATCATCATATGTTTTTTGTATAGCAAGAAGAGCAGTAGGGTTATTTACTGTTTTAAATAAATTCTTTTTAAAATCATCCATGCCTTCTGTAAATTTTTTTAGTCTTTTTTTATTTATATTTTCTATTACTTTATCCATATTATCTTTTATAAATTTTGCACGTTGTGCTTTTTTATCATAAGTAGTTAGTAGATTACTGTTATCTTTATTGTTCTGTATAATTCCAGAATCAGGATTCATGAAAATTACACCATAACCTGGGTTTGTAGGTGCGCGTGTTATAGTTGCGGGTGTTAAACTGGAGTTAATTGCAAAACCCCACCCACCTTTTTTAGTAGTAGATGTTTCTCTTAATAAAAAAACAGGAATAAGATTACAGATAACTTCGGTTTGTACTGTTTCTATCAATTCTTTAATGTTTACAAATCTATCGCCAGATATTAATCTTGATTTCAATAAATCTTTTACACACTCTTCGTCATTTGGATTATTCATTTCTAATAAATTTGTATAATACTCTATTTTTTTTTTATTATCATTTTTTTTTAAAAAAAAAATTGGAGAATCTTTTGCATATATATCTGGTGTTTGATTATTTGATTTAACAACTGGGATATTAATAAGAGTTTCATAACCACCCATTATATACTTTTTTTTTATTTCAAAATTATTCAGTATATCTGTCTCTATTTTATCATATATATTTTTCATTTTTTCTTTCATTTTCTCAATAGGAGTATTAGATGGAGTATTTGCATTAGTATTAAAAAAAGAAAAAATCCCAGATGTTTTCGGAGGATTTTGCGGAGGATATGTTTTAATTATTTCATCAAAATATGATTCAATTGTAATTGGTTTGTTATCTTTTTGAATAATATCTATAATTTCGGCTGACTTATACTCAATTGCTTTATAAAATTCGTCATTATAGTTAAGCGTGTTATATGACCATATTATTACACATTTTGCTGCATTTTTGAACAAGTTATATATATCATTATCATTTAAGGGTCTTACAATTGTATTTATTTTTTCACTTGGCTCGTTTGATACTTCATGATAGCGCAATTGTGTAATATCTTTTTGTTGATGCATAATACATATAAACATCGTTTTAAGAAAAATTGTAATCAAATTGTCATTTTGATACTTATTGAATTTTAACATCGATGAGTTGTTATCAATTACAAAATCATATTGTTTATTATTTTCATTCATTGTATTGTATTCACCAATCAGTTCTGCCATGGGCGCATTTTTGCGATACATTTTTTCTAATATTTTAGGTTTTATTTTTTTTGCATCGTTTTCAGCTTGGGTTTTTATATCTTGGGGTTTTATTTTTTGTATAATATCCATATATATATATATTATAAATTTTTTCGCGCAGTATAATTTATATATCATTTCAATATTCGACAAATTTAACTAGAGATACATTTATCATGGGTATTATTTAAGTATTTATAATTACCTTATAAGGTGTTTATAAATAGTAAAGTATTTATACCTATGAAGATTTTAAATGGGGACAAATCTCCCTTTCACATCTTAAGGTATTGCCCACGAAATTGCAAATAGACGCCTTAATGGCGTCGCATTTGAAATCTTCGCCGGTCTAAATGAAAATTCCTAAATGTTTTATTTTGTAAAAGATTATGTACAAAAATATAATTTATTGAATAATAATCAATTTTTATTTTCGGCTACGTTTTTTAGATAATTTTTTTTTGTAATTATGTTTTTTGATGGTTTTATTATACCGCCTTACTTTATTTCCTCCTCTAGGTAGTATTAGTTGTTTTTCAGTTTGTTCTACTGTAGTAATAATGTTCTCCATCAAATTATACAAATATTTTAGTGAAAACTTACCTTGTTGTTTATCTTTTTCAACATTATCTAATATTTCAGCTAGTTTTTTAAGATCATCGTATTCTTTATTTGCATCTATGCTAGTATCTTTTTCTCTAATTTTTGTAAGTATATGAACTACTAAAACTATATAATCTGGAGATATAACTGATATTCGACTATTACCATTATCTTGTTGTTCGACATCAGCATCATTTGTTGAAGAAGATTTACCAAACCAACTTTTCTTTTCTGTTTTAGAATCTTCTTTTACTCCTGGTACACTAGGAGGTTGATATGCTTGCTCTTGTGCCCAGGCTGGTGTAAAAGAATCAGCAACAGATTTTGCTGCTGCCTTACCAGCAGCTACACCTATAAATGCGCCACCGCCCGTTTTTTTGGTATTATTATTTAAAGAAGATAACATATTAGCAATTTGTTTTAATTTTTTTATATTGTTTTGTTGTATTTTTGGGTCGTCAGAAATAGGTTTACTTTGTAGACCTATAATTGTTTTTTCTGCTGCTTCTATAGCCGCTTTATATTCACCAAGTTTTTCTTCAGCTTGTTTAGACAATTCTCTTGGTATTTTTTTTTGTAATTTTGCTATTATTTCCATGACATTTTTTTCTGATTGTGGTAATGTTAAATTTTCAGGTATAATTTCAGTATAATTAGTATTTTTATTAATGGCACTAACGGTAGCACTGGACACATTCTCGGTATTTGCAGTAATTTCACTAATGGGTTTGATTATCTTATTTGCAAAAAAATAATTATATGCATTGGATAATTTTTCAGTAGCGCTATCAATTGCAGTGCGAACTGTTGTAGGAGCATTGGATACTGCTTTAGGAGCGCTAGTAATTAACTTAGTACCGACATCAGTACTGAATACAACTGATTCCGCAAGTGGTTCTAATACAACCTTACTTTGTGATGCAATAGTTAAGAATGAAACTACAATTCCTAACATTGTAATAAATTTTACACTGTCGGGAGTTACCCCGCTTATTAATCCTTGTACCACCCCTATTACAGGAGAACTAGTTGAAAATGCGCCCACGAATAAATACGCAAGCACTATTAGTATCATAAATGTCATCGTATGTCGGACAAGATCTACCTTTTTAGTGTGATTAACTACTGTCTCCTGTTTATTTTGTGCTATTTTATTTTGCTGTGTCATAATAAGAGTATTCGTTTCTCTTAATAAATCTAAGATATTTGTTAAATTCAAATCATGTTCTGTAGTTTTGCTATAAGATATAAATTTTGTATTAAAATCATGACAATCCTTGATAGTTTTATAAAGAATATCAGCCGCAGATTTTAAAGAGGCATTTGTTTCTGATGATGGATAATTTTCTCTTAATGTTTCTATTTCACCATCTATCATACTAGTTATTGCTGGGGATTTTTCTAGTTCTGCTAGTAGAGATTTACTTGAATCACCCCCCATTGTTATGTCATCTACAGTTTGAAGTTTATGCCTACCTGGGTGTTTGACGTTATCTGCAACCATGGCAAGATACATCATTTTATTTTTTACAACGGCAGCAATTTGGGGTTTTGCCTTCGTTAAATCAACCGCGCCGGTGAAATTTATATTTGCAGAATTTGTAATTTTATAAATTATATCTTTACATTCTTTATCATATGGAATAACATATTTTTCTTCATTTATTTTTAATATTAATCCAGATCCCGTTTTATAATTTTTTAATTTTTCGCATAAAATTTCTTGTATTGGTATTTCTTTTAATTCTTGATTTTTTGTTTCATTTTCATATAAAGTTTCTAATATTTCTCGAACAAATATCTTACCATCAAATGAATTATCAAGCTTGCGTAGAATATAATTTTTAAAAAATTTTTCTACTGTGACCTCATCATCATCATCATCTTCATGAATAGTTTCTTCTTTCAATAATGCTATATTTGAAGCCATATTTCTATTCAGTTCCCTATGTTCTGTTATCAAATCCTCGTATGTATCCCCGCCTTTTTGCCCGCCTTTTTGCCCGCCTTTTTTTCCCGACGATCTATTAATTTTTGTTATTTCTTCTTCTGATAACATATTTTCAGTTAACGTTTCTAAAATAACTTTATGTGTTATTTCTTTTTCATCATGTACTACTCGTTTCATACGCGAAAAAATTGATGGCACTGTGATATTTACATTTTTTGCTAGTGGTGGTCTAAACATAATATATATATATAACCACAAAAAACCTGATTAAAAATAGTTAATATCTACCATCATACATTTACGTAATCAATAATATTTTTAAAGTATTTCTAAATCACGTAAACGCCAGTATTCGCACCCACCATTCGGCATAGGCCGTTTTACAATAAAAGGAATCATTTTTTGCTCTAATTCGGAAAGTGCAATCAAATACCCGTCAATGACATTGTTTTCCACTTTCACAAAAGGTTTCGCACCGGCATTGATTTGTTTCGCGCGTTCTCCTAAAATACGTGCTTTTTCGTATTTTGTCAAAAACGGCAATGTTTTATGCAACGGGTCGATAATAGTCCCGCCCGAATCACGAACTATAACACACAACGATTCGATTTCATCGTAATTATGCTGTTGCATCTCCGGGTGAAAATCCGATATGACATTTTGTTTCAGATTTTCATCGAATTTTTGCAAATAATTTTCGTCATCATCGTCGTCGTCCGAATCATTGTCTGAATCATTGTCTGAATCATTGTCCGAATTTGCACCTTCGGCGTATTCATTTTTTTCGGATGACTTTTTGAATATTTTTTTTTCAGGTTCGACGTCGTCATCATCGATTGATGCAATCGATTCGTCATCGTCATTATTCGCATATTCGGATTCACTCGCTTCAGAAGATGTTGCCGTACTCTCCGTTGCATCATCTTCTGATACGACTTCTTCTTCCATTGTTTTTTCAAAATCATCATCTGCGTATTTTTCGTCCATTATGAGTTATAGTATCTATATATATATATGATTGTGTCTAAATATATTTGAAAAAAATAATCAATTTTGTACACCCCCCGTTATTTGTTGTCGTCGGTTTTCCATACTGTATTACATGTAACGCAAATATATAAATATTTCAACGCGTCGTCATCGTATCGCATGTAAATAACCTCGGCTGGATTTTTAGCAGAATCCGAATTGGTAGAACACCCACCGTTAGGACATTTGACATTGTAAATACGTGGGAGAGTGGGGTCTTTTTTTGTATATTGATTAATAATATGATTGAATTTTTGTTCCCCCTTTTTGAAATGCGTTTCTAATACACACACACTTTCCGCCGTAATGGTTTCATCCTTGTCACCACAATTTCTGCAATAATAAATCAACTGATTTCCATCAGTATCCCCCACGCTTATGTAAAGCATATTATTACAATTTGAGCAGAATTTCATGATTATTATATAATAATACCGTTTATTTTTTATATACTATTTATTCAATAATACCATTCCTCCATTTTTCAATTTTATACTCCCTACTAAGAAAATTAACCGTCGAAAAATCGCTATTTTTGAAAAACCAACGACAGAAAATTGATTTTTTCGAGGATAAAAATATATCTATATACAATATTATTCTGTGAAAAATGGACGTAACCAATAATGAAATTACGTTGAAAAACAGCTTAGTAGGAGGCACTGCAAAAACAGCCATCAAAAAACCCGCTAAATCATATTCGGATTTCATCAATTCCCACTATGTCACAAAAGACGACGGAAAACCTATCACGAACACCAGAATGCCGAATGACCAAAACAAAGGCGGTTCTTACCATATTGATGAGAACGAATATCCAGATTTCTTGAAATTGTATGCAAAAGAAATTCTGGTGAAAAACATTCATGAACATTTGACCGAGTTACAATTGGAGTCAAATGGCCCCATATTAGTGGATATCGATTTCCATTATGATTATTCCGTCACGCAAAAACAATATGAACTATGTCACAAAGAAGAAATCATCGAACATTATTTAGAAGTATTGAAATCGATGTATCAATTTGACGAAACCACGAAATTTCGCATATATGTCCAGGAAAAGGATGCAGTCAATCGAGTAGAAAAGAAGAATATAACAAAAGATGGCATTCATATTGTTATAGGAATCAGTGCAGACAAGCAGACTCAATCCGATTTACGCAGACGAATCATCGAGTTGGCGAGTGAATCTTGCTCAGAACTACCGATTATCAATACCTGGGACGATGTCTTTGATAACAGTATTACAAGTAGAAGCACCGGATGGCAATTGTATGGCTCGAGAAAACCACATCATGACGTATACAAATTGACCCATATCTACGAAGTCACTTACGACGAAGAAGAAGACGAACTCAAAAAAACATCGATACCAGTCAACAATTTCGACATCATCAATAATCTGTATGAATTATCCGCCAGATGCATCACTCATCCTCAGTTTTTGTTCAAATCCAGCTATTTGAATAGTCGTCCTCCACCACCCCTAGCAACTCCACAATCCGCAAGACGGTCTCAATCTCGTCGCACCCACAATGGCGATAGCACCCTAAACGCATATATTTTAGGGATAACCAACCAAGAAGAGTTAGACAATGCCCATGCCGAGTTCATCGACACTCTTTTACCGCAAGAATACGATATTCGCGAAGCGAATGATTATACTATGATACTACCGGAAACTTATTATGGAGTAGGTTCATTTGCGAAATGGATTCGCGTCGGATGGGCGCTGCGAAATATCAGTGATAAACTTTTGATTGTATGGATTAAATTCAGTGCACAGGCAGCAACCTGGTCATTCGCAACCGACATTCAAGATTTGTATGCGAGATGGCAGGATTTCGATTTGAAGAATCCGAACGGATTAACAAAACATTCTATTATGCACTGGGCGAAACAAGATGCAGCCGATTTATACAAGAAAGTGCGAGCAAATAGCATTGATTATTACATTGACCAAACCGTGAAAGCAATCACCGTCGATAACATCAGCAATGACAAAAGTTCTCGTGGATGCACGGATGCCGATATAGCAAATGTTTTATACCAAATGTATAAATCCGACTTTGTTTGTGTGAGCATTAAAAACAATATATGGTATAGTTTAAAAAACCATTTATGGATTGAGAATGATTCCGGAACTACACTGCGAAAAGCGATTTCAACACAATTACGTGATTTATACTGGAGTCGTGCACAGGCATTTATGGAGCAAGCCGCGAATTTGAATCCACCTGACGAAGAACGTTCAAAACGGTTACAAGACGTTGCCGATAAAATATTGAAAATATGCGAACGTTTAGGACGAGCGAACGAAAAGAAAAACATCATGACAGAATCGAAAGATTTGTTCTATGACAGTAATTTCATGGAAAAACTAGATACCAATCCTTATTTGTTATCTTTCAAAAATGGCGTAGTAGATTTCAAGCAAAAATGCTTTCGCAAAGGGTATCCAGAAGATTATTTGTCGAAATGCACAAACATTGATTATATCCCCATCGATGAAGAACGCGATGCAGAAACGATTGCTGAGATTCAAGATTTTATGCGCAAATTGTTTCCAATCAAAGAAATCCACGATTATATGTGGGACCATTTAGCATCCGTTTTAATAGGAACATCTTCGGTAAATCAGACATTCAATATGTATATCGGAGAAGGCAAAAATGGCAAATCGGTGTTGATGGAATTGATGACGCTCTGTTTAGGAGAATACAAGGGCGACGTTCCATTGACTTTAGTTACTAAAGATAGAGCCAAAGTCGGCGGATTAGCTCCAGAATTACTGGCGTTGAAAGGCGTTCGATTAGCAGTCATGAACGAACCTTCTAAGAATGACCAATTGAATGAAGGTGTCATGAAACAGCTTACGAGTGGTTTAGACCCGATTCAAGCCCGTTCTCCTTATATGTTGCAATCCGTTACTTTCATTCCGCAATTCAAACTGGTCGTATGTTCGAATGAATTCATGGTCATCAAGAGTCAAGACCACGGCACCTGGCGTCGTATTCGCGTGGTGGATTTCATGTCGTATTTTACTGAAAATCCAGTGCAGAACGATCCAGAAAGACCCTATCAATTTGTCGCAGACCCCTTTTTAAAAGAAAAATTCGACCGATGGAAGTTTGTCTTCAATGCCATGTTAGTCGATATCGCATTCAAAACAAATGGCGTTGTCAACGATTGTGCTCGCGTGATGTCATCCAGTAATTCCTACAAAAACAGTTTCGACTATATAGGCGATTTCATTCGTGACAAACTCGTTGTGGATACTACTAATGGCAAGGTATTGAAAAGTGAAATCACAACCGAGTTTACGCTATGGTATGAAGAAACCTATGGCCGTGATACGCGTGGCAGACCAAGTGCAAAGGAAGTTCATGCTTATATGGACAAACGCTTCGGTAAATACGAAAAGAAGAAGGCATGGCTCGGTATTCGCATTAATTATGACAAGTTTTCTGTGGAAAATTCAGATGCCGATGCCGACGAGAACGATGATATCTCTACAAATGATTTATAACACTTACTAAAACAAAAAAGCAAAAAGCCCGCCAAAAATAGTATAGATAGATATTATATAAGTATCATGTGTAAACTTTTTTTTACATTGCATGATGAAAAAATTTCTGAACATATCAAAGAGTTTTTAGCGCAATACAAACAAGCAGACAAACCAAATACAACATGTGGACAAAGCAAAGACGGATTTGGATTAGCATGGATAAATCCAGATACAAACCGTTTCGAAATATACAAACAACCATTTTCCTACGACAAGGACGAAAACATAGACAATATTGTCAATTCCCTCCCCAAAAAAATGGTAATAGGTCATATTCGCGAAAAAATATACGGAGATGAATCTTACGAAAACACCCATCCATTTTTGCACGACAATCAAGTATTCATACACAATGGCAACGTCGTCGATTTCGATAAACACGCAAAATTCATAAAATCCTATATCGCACGTAAATTTCACCATTCCATAAAGGGAGAAACCGACAGCGAACTACTTTTTTATTTGCTCCTCTCATTTATGGAATATTGCAAAAACAAACCCGCCTACAAAAAAAACACCACGCGAAGAAGAACGCAAACGCCAAGACTGTTTTCAAAAAAACAGATTCATGCATACGAAAAAATCGACGTAGCACCCTCTCATAATTGCGCAGTCACCATGATGTTCCGTTTTTTTCAAACAAATTCTATAACACTAAATGCAAATATTATTTATTCTAGTCCAACTGAAACGATTATCGTCAAATACGCTTCGCCTAGTGTAAAATACAAACCATTGTATCTAAATCGATGCAATGCAAAAGGCATATTGATTACAACAAAAGTGTTGCGCAATTACAATTCGGCGGTTATACCTGAAAATACATTATTGCACATTGATTATAACACTGGAACGATACGCGTGAGCAAAATACTGTAACTGACAACAATGAAAACAAAACAACGGAATTTCATTGTTGTCTATATGAAAACTGACAAAACAATCAAAATGATAACACCAATATCTATCCATGTCAAATGAGGAAATTTCCAAAAATCATTTGCATTGTAAGGTCTTCCGAATAACAATGCACGTATATAACGAATGACATAAAACAGAATGTATTCTAATATTTCTACGAAAACAAGATATAACCAAACGACTTTGACCATGACTAATTTATGAACCATCGTTGCACTGCTTATCCATATTGCAATCCCACATATGATAATGATTGCAAATAATATCCACCCCAGTATTTTGTTTACACCATTCAAATACTGGACTCTGTCGTATATATTCAAATACAATCGATCGTCGACGGAACGTTCATTTTTATTTACATCAATTTGATTTTGTATGATAGTATTTTCTGTGTTCAATTTGTTATATGTATAGGTATCTAATTGTATTTCATTAGAAAATCCTTCTACTTGTATTACAGGTTGTGATATTTTTTGTTCGAGTATGTTGTCTTTTTCTTGTTTCAGTTTGGTTACGGTCGCTTGATATCCATCAATTCCACTTATTTGATCGTTTAAATATTGTGTAGTATCCAATAAGACATTGTTTTTATTAATAAGTTTATTATTAACATCCGAACACCTCTTTAAATTATCTCTTAACGACCCATTCTCAGCTTGTAATCGGTTAATTGAGTCAACGTGACCATTTATAATTACATTGTCATCCGATATAATTGCATTTTTTTCCGTTATTTGTGATTTATAACTACGACATGGGTCTACTGCATTTCTAATACCTGCCCCTGCGGCAATCGCAGTTTTTTTCACACCACTTGTAAACCTGTTCCATCCTCCTTTCCAATCAACACCTTTTTTTTTTGCCATATAGTATTATTCCTTATTATAATAATATTATAAATTAAATTTTTACATAGGAATCAAATTCATATGGCGTGTATGGTATGTATTTTACATTGTCATATTCCGATTTTTTGCAATTATTATTTCCACATATTTGACTTGACAGTGTAAATCCGCTGATTTCGCCACCCGGTGGCTCTCTTGGAATACATAGGAGTAAATCATTGTTCCATTCAGTTTCGTCTGAACAGCATTCACTTTGTCTACAGCCAGCATTATCAGTTCCATTAGCAGTATTATAACTTGCGTCCGTAGAAGACGTGTTAGTATTATTATTCGACATATCTGTCGGAGCAACAAATAACAATTTTTGATAATCCATTGGGTCGCGTTTATTTATTTGCGCAATCATTATACAAATAATAATAAACGTTATCATAAACAACAAAGTCTTCAACGAATCCATAACAACTGATGGTATAAATGATACAGTTCTATCAATTATCAATAATGCTAAATATATCACTATGGTAATTATGATGATTATTAAAATATTTATATATTTCATGTTTTTTTGGCGATAGCTTTCGTTCAATTCGATCAACCGTTGTTGTGTAGTATATGCATTATCGATCCCCGTTTTTTTGTTATCCAACCTTGTTTTTTCTGTGTCGATAATACGTATCATTTGATGTTGACGGTCTAATGCACTGCTACTCGCTGGTAAAGTAGTATTGTATCTATTATACAAGTCATTCAATCCTGTTCTTAAGCCATTAAGATAATTCATGGGTGTTATACCATTTTGGGTAAGTGCGCTTAAATCTGCTAAATAATGGTTTTGAATACTAAATAAACCAGTAAAATCAAATGTATTACTTTGTGATGCCATATTCGTATATATATTGATGGTTATTTTATTATCTTGCTAAATATATTGCGCCAATTAAAAGCGTAGTAGTCAATATACTACCTGCTATATAAAAATCATTTTCTTTCAATAATAATTGCTTCGTATCTTGTTGCATGACGTTTTCAATAGATGTATCTTCCATACTAAACGGTTGATTTCCACTAAAATCGTATTTATCGGAACTATTTAAAATATTGCGGGTTCTTTCGTATTGGTCTATTGTATTTTGCAAATTTGCTTGATTTGTTCCCATCTGTGCCATTTGCCTTTGATAATCTAGTGCAATATTCTGCAATGGAATAATTTGTTTTGTATTTATAGCGTTATTACAACCAATTTGTGTTCCGTTTCCACTACAATCAGCTGATGCGTCATTATATCCATAATTATAAAATCCTTCAGTTCCAGTTCCAGTTCCAGTTCCAGTTCCAGTTCCAGTTCCAGTTCCAGTTCCAGTTCCAGTTCCAGTTCCAGTTCCAGTTCCAGTTCCAGTTCCAGTTCCATTTCCATTTCCAGTTGCTATGTTTGTTATCATATTAAAAGCTTGTTGCCATTTAAGACTTGCTTTATATCCAAAAGTATTATTTTTGGGAGTTGTTCTAATATTGTATGTAGAATATTCCAATGAATTGTTTTTGTTTTCAAAAAAAGGTGACATTTCTTGTTGTATTGAATTTTCAATATTCATTTTTTTCTTTCTTATATAAAGAGTAGAGTTATTATCTGGAATAAAATCTGGTATATTTTGTGTTCCAAGCCGGCATCTTCTCTTATTATCATTGTAATATACATAATTACATTGTGGATAATTTTGACATTGTGTTTGGCAATCCATTGCACTATTAGCTATGGTATTTTGAATTTCATTATTATTACTGGTAGATGAGTATCCAGTATAAGGAACAAATTCATTTATATTCGCGAGAAGTGGATGTGTCCATTCTATTTTATCTAATGTTTTGAAAGTATTTTCAATATTCATTCTATAATATGGAGTTTGTAAAGCAGGCATCCTTGTATCATTTGCGTATACATAAAAAGGTTGATTTTTTACATTTGTATCAACCGAATCACTATATAAAACATTAGTATTGCTTGTATTGCTTATATTACTATTTCCATCTACTACTTCAGTATATTTACATCCATATATAGTTGTTTTTAGTTGCAAGTTACCATCATTTGTTACTTCTAATTTGTAAAATCCATTTGGCGAAATTAATAATGTTTTAGGTGGTGTTTGTGGAGTTAACGTATTAGAAGCCTGAGATGCCTGAGATGCCCATGTCGTATTGCTTATAGGTCCATATGGTAATATACTTTGTATTTTTTGTTGAACTGTTTGCATTGAAAATAATTGCCATGCTGGTTGAGGCACATCGGTATATCTACATCCTTGTACATTTATTTTCATATTACCAATATCAAGTAATTCTAAATAAAAATTACAGCCTTCATATACGTATGGATTTATTTCTATTATTTTAGCTGTGGTATTGTTTGTATAATTAACTATGAAGTTACCGCATGTGTCTAATCGAAAATTAGATACTGGGGGATTCGATGTTTTAGGACCATGTTGCCATATAATTACATAATCATTATTATTTACAGTATTTTGATTAGGTAAATTGTCTGCTACATAACAATTATATAAATTTCCAGTTGAATTTTGTGGTTTTACTAAAGCGAAATATGGTTTGTTTGCTAAATTTGACGATATTTTACATGATGTATATGTATGTAAGTTATTATCTAAAAGAGTCATATTACTGTTGGTATTTGAATATTCAGATGAGCCTATGCATTTTGATGGATATGCAATTGCTGAGTCTACCGTAAAATTAACGAATTCATGATTGCCATTATTTCCATTATTTTCAAACTGTTGCGCTATATTATTAGCTTCCTGAAGTGAAATATTATCAGGTAGATTTTTTTCTAATGGAGATTTTTCAACAGGTGTATTGAGTATTTCTTTAGTATTATTTTGTGTGTTTGATACTTGTGTAAAAAATCCATTCATAGCTGTTTGTGCTTTGCTCAATGCTGTAGTATAAGTACTTACAAATTCAGATGCAATCGCATTGAATGTATTTTGTTGACTAATACCGTCAAATCGTCTTTTTTCTTGTTCTGCAGTTTGTGCTAACTCATTTGCTTGCACCTGTAATGTATTTGATTGTTCTTTCAATGACGAACCCAGACTTTTTGCGGCAGTTGCATTATTATATGCAGATATTATATTAAATTGTTCTAATACGCTATTGTTGTATGATGTGACTGTAGCATTCTGATTTTTGATTCCAGATGATTGCGTTTGATTCGAATTAATGGATGTTATTGTGGCTTGTAATTGTGCGTTTGGTAATGCATTTGTGTCAATTCCTATATTAGTGTCGGCAGTCGAATTTGCAATAGTTGAATCACTTACACCTTGAGCGGAATTTTGTTTGATAACGTCGTATATTTGATTAAATTTAGTTGTATAAATTTGATTTGCACTATTATAATAATCAGTAGCGTTTTTAATATTTGTTTCAGATGCTTGAGTGGCACTAGACGTAGTATATACTTGATTTGTCCAATTACCTCCAAGACTTGTATCACATTGCGATGATGGTCCTACATTCAAAAACGTTGCCTTGCCTAAATCAGTTCCTGTAAAACATTGACCACCATATTGTAGTCCAAATACGGTATGATTTTTGCTTTTTGCTACATTATAACAGCTAGTTACATCATAACCATCACCATTGAAAACAGGTATCCTTCTCGATCCATCATCACTGAAACATCCCTGATATGTATATTCAGGGTTTAACGTAGAAGGATTTGAAGGAATACTAAACACTTGATTTGTCGAACTACCTCCAATTGGATTACCACATTGTCCAGTTGCTTGTCCATCTCCTAATGACATTGCGTTGTCTAAACTGGTTCCTGTATAACATTCACCGCGATTTTGTAATCCAAATACGCTATGATTTCTACTTTTTGCTTGCTTATAACAGTTGTTTATATTTCTATAATTTCTTCCACGATAACCATTATCACGGCTATTACTATAATCACGTATCATTCTTGACTTATTGTCATTGAAACATCCCTGATACCTATATAGTGGTTGATTCTGATTGAGTTCATTTATAGCATTATTCAAATGAGAATTGAATGTTGTATCAATATTAGTATCTATTAAAGAATTCATATTCATGGAAATATCAACTGTTTTCAAATGATTCCATTTTTGTTTCAAAGTATTAATATCATCAGTCAATGGCATTATATGTATATATATATACATATACATATTTTTTTTGATTATTTTTTGATTATTTTTTGATTATTTTCATAAATGCATAATAGACTAAAGAAGTCACTAAAATAGTCAACATAATCTTTGAAAACATAGTCGCTCTATATTGATTGACATAATAATTGTTGATACCGTCATCGACTCCATATAATTCTGATAATTTTTTATCCATATCTGTTCGCTGTTCAATAATCTCATCATAATTAGAGATGATGTAGTTGAAGCTTATATCATATTGTTGTGTTCTTGGACCACTATAGTTCTGTAACATGGTTTTCAAGTTATTAATATCTGTTATGATTGTATTATATGCGGCAGTAACTTGACTTATGCTAGAATTAGATGACGTGCATGATGCAGGTGAACGTATATATCCAAGTTGCACATACTGGTTTGGGTTTGCAGTACTGTGCAAATAACACGAATATTTTGTATTAAAGTCGTTTATATCAGCCATTAATTTTCTTTCCAAATCAAATATCGGGTTTAATTGATTGTCATGCACAGTAACTGTCATTTACATTATATTGATATATTATTTATAAAAATAATACACAGTTAATCCGCTTAATGCAACAATTCCTGTTACAATATTCACAGTATGCAAAACTGCATAATCATATTCTTTTTTGATATTTGCATATCTCTCGTCCGACCCGTTATACCTATCTTTTGCACTATTTGCTAAAGTAGCTAATTCTTTATTTTTGCATAATTTGTATTTGAAACAATTTACAGACGCGTCTACCCAGGATTGAGTGTCACAATTCGAAAAATCTGTATGATTTGTATTCCATTGTGTGCATACATCATCTGATGGTGTATTATACGAAGTTGCATAAAAAAAATCATTCGGATTGTATGCTAATGTTACTATTGACATTTTATATACATTATATATATACATATTTTTGTAATTATTTTCCCATATAGCTGATAGATACCTGGTATGTTCTCGATATCGCATGCCCTCATCCCCCCTCTTCCCGTCCACTAAATACATATTCTGTAATATGTATACGATAAAGCGGTTGCGCTTTTTCTAAATATTGTACATACCTCACCTGGTCGCATACAAATCGCCAGTGCCATCGGGTCAAATCTGGAAATTTCCGGCAATTGTTGCAACGATTTTATGTTGTATTTTCGTTTCATGTCTTCGATCTCAGTCTCGTTCAAAATCGCAGTGGTAGGAACTAATGCATGTTGCAATATATTGAACTGCAAACGATGGATATTGTGCAAGACGATGAACACACTTTCGCTGTCAAACAAATATTTGATTTTGTTGATAATTGTATCATTCGGCTCGTCTTCGGTTATGATAATCAATGTATCATTTTTCGTCAAAACGTTATCAATGACGAAAAGGTCTTCTATAATATTGTCCAGATTTGCGGGACGGATTTGTTTTGCGTCTAAATAATATTTCACATAGACCTTTTTGTTATTGGATTTGTGATTTACTAATAGGTCTAATTGTTTATTCACATACATCGCATCGATTTCATTTATGCTAAATCCGACGTATTCTTTTGTTTCATAATCGAGATTGTCTAAATGTTCTAATATTGTTTTTCTGGATTTATAGAGTGATAAAATACGGTTTGAATTTGACATTGTATATATATTGTCTTGTTTTTATGTATTTGTAGCAAACAATTTATTTTTTTCAATTTTGTCTTGATGTTTTCTCTAAATATAGGATTATCCCATTTTTTTGATGATGAAATTTTTCGCGAAATCAATGAATCCTCCTCCGCCACTGGATGTTGCGGTGGTGTCTTGGGGCTGCGTGGCGGTATCTTGTTGTTTTTCGATTTGTGGTGGAACCACTGTGTCATTTCCACCACGGAGGGTGCGTATAACGGGAACTGAAAATGGGTCTTTTTCAGAAGGACGATTTTCGGGTTCGTCATGGATGGAATTATCGGGTCCATTGACGATTTTTATAACTGGAGCGACTACAATACCTGGTGGATAACCTGTATCGGGTCGTGCAAATGCCGAAGGGGCAGGTGCTTGTAATAATGGTTTTGAAAATGGGTCGTATTGCATGGCCCTGTTGAATTCCTCTTGTTTCAATAGCTCAAAGGGTAGAACTACTTGAATGGCATCATCTTCGTAATTCGATGGGTCCATGGATTCAATGGTTAAAAATTTGTCGCCCCGTTTGATAACACTATAAGGAGTGTCTGCTTTTTTACCGCCTCGTAAATAAACGATTTCACCGACGTTAAATTCGCGTTCTCCTCCTGACAATGGTGGAGATTCATCCGGTGTCGTAGAAGCAGGAGAACCAGTTGAATCAGGCGGAGATTCATCCGGTGTTGTAGGATTGAATGGTGGTGATTCTGGTGTCATAGGATTGAATGGCGGAGAACTAGGTGTATATTGTTGTTGGGATTCGGGTGTCATAGGATTGTAAGCCGGAGATGTCTGTGGATATTGTGGGGATTCGGGTGTCATAGCATTGTATGCAGGTGAAGCAGATGAATAATCAGAGAATTCAGGAGATGGTAGCGAATCAGGTGTCTCTAAAACACCCTTGTCGCGACCCAACGTTTTGTTCACGCTCGCGCGAACATCGTCAAACGTGGCTCCCGGTTTCATCATCAATTTCTCGATATTTTTAGAATACGACATGTTCTCTATTTGTGAAATATTGTCCTCTGTAATAATGCGCATTTGCATATTCGCCGTTTGTAATTCTTGGATTAACAATTTCAATGAATAAGGAATTTCTATAACACTAAATGAGCGGCCGAATCGTGTCATATTTGTAATATTCATGGTTTTGCCATCAAGAGAACCTGTAAACTGAAGAGGTCCATCGGCCATAGGACTCATGAACAAGTTTTTCGATGGGTTGTAGACAGCAATCATACCGGTTTGATTGCACACCGCCATGAAATATTTATCGCCGCGTTCCATCATGGATTCTTTCAAGAAATTCGCCGCGCCATGTGATATAACACCGTCGCGTTCCATTTCACCGATACGAAGACCACCATCATTTGCACGACCACTGACTGGTTGACGGGTTAATGCTGTTTGAGGACCACGTGCACGATAATTGATTTTGTCTTTGACCATGTGTTTCAATCTCATGTAATAGGTTGGTCCTATGAAAATCTCGGTTTCGATTTGTTCTCCTGTCATGCCATTATAGAGGATTTCGTTTCCACTGGAATGGAATCCGACATTCGACAACATTTCTCCATAGACGCCGATTTTCGACCCCTTGTTATTGAATGCCGTGCAATCGCCGAATGCACCTTGTATCGCGGACGCTTTTCCCATGATACATTCTATCAATTGACTGATTGTCATACGGGACGGAATGGCGTGCGGATTAATGATTAAATCGGGGCGAATACCGTCGCGAGTGAATGGCATATCACACTCTGGAATCACCATACCTATCGTACCTTTTTGACCACTACGGGATGCCATTTTATCGCCTAAATTAGGAATGCGTTCTTCTCGGATGCGGACTTTCGCAATGCGTTCTCCTTCGTCGCCCTCTGTTATAAAGGTCTTGTCAACAATTCCCAGCTGCCCCTTTTTAGGCGTTTTTGAATCATCGACACGTTTGTCTTGACCACTGCCAGTGGTCAAACCGATTAACACCGTTTTCTCATTGATTTCGGTGTTTTCGCGAATAATGCCATGGGCGTCTAATTTATTATAATCGTAGCCAGGTTTGGTTCCTACTACATTTACAGTGGATTCAATATTCGTGAATTTTTTATCGATTATGACGTCGCCCATTTTATTGTTCTCTTCATGGGATTCATATGTAGAGTAATAGGTTGTTCTGAATAATCCGCGATTTAGGGCTCCCTCATTTATGAGAATCGCATCTTCGACGTTGTATCCAGTATAACACATGATGGCGACGATGGCGTTTTCACCATAGGCATTTTCCTCGTGGTTGATATGTTCCATGAATCGGGATTTCACTAGCGGGATTTGACCGCTATTGAGAACGACTGCGGTTTTATCCATGCGAACGTGGTGATTTGTATGATACAGTGATACGGCTTGTTTACTTTGACCACACGAAAAGGAATTACGCGTGGGGGGATTGTTCTCGGGGAAAATAATCAGGTTGCACATCATGCCGAAAATGAGGGATTCGTGGATTTCTACGTGGGTGTGTTTTTCGTGGGATACCTCGTCACTATTGAGTGCGATAAGTGCATCTTCGCTTTCACTGGGGTCGATGTAATCTATGATGGCTTTTTCCGTCAAAAATCGTTCTAATTTAGCGGGGTTCGTTTCCACAGCGACGCCTTGATACAATTCAGGCAATTCACGTATTTCAGGGACATTTGTCACGAAATTTGCTTCCTTGCGTTTTTCGTTGAATCCGGTGACTAATTGTGCCCAGGTGAAATCACCGTCGAGTATTTTGTTGATGACCGCTTTGTTTTCATAAGACATGCGTCCGGTGTTCTCGTCTTTGTAGAAAATGGGTCTGCACAAACGCCCTGCGTCCGTATAGATGAAAATCGTGTTTTTCTTAATATCGAAAGTCGCCGAAATATGAATCGGTAGGAGTGCGTTTCTTCTATAAAGCCGGATTTTTTTGACCGTTTCGATAGGTTCTCTTACAGCACCTGCCCAATATCCATTCACCATGACTTTTGTCATTTGTCCCAGGACATCGGGTCCACAATCTTCCACCATTCTCATCGACGCTTTTTCGCGCAACCATTGTATAATAGGTTCTCTTGACATTCCTCTGGATATATACGTAGTAATTGCGAGTTGTTTATGGAGACCGATGTTGCCACCATCCGGGGTGTCTATGGGGTCAATGAATCCCCAATGAGATGTGTGGAGAACACGAGGTCCTACGAGTTTTACACTGGCGTCCATGGGGAGATTCGTTTTGCGGAGATGACTCAATGCTGAATTGAAAGACAGGCGATTCAAGTCTTGAACGACACCGATGCGTTTTGTGTGGGTTTGCGACCCCCAGTTTCCTTTGAATGCTTTTCGGAAACCGTCTTCGACAATACGTTTTTTGAAAATTTCGGCGTGATTGTCGCGAATAAGCGCTTGTAAATTGTTCTCATAGATACCCTTGTTATAATACAATTTTTTCTCGAATTCCAAGTGAATATGTCGCTTTTGCAGCGTATAATACTCTCGGAACAAATCATTCATGAGAGAACCTACTAACTCGACACGTTTGTATTTGTAGTTATCGCGGTCGGTAGGTGATTCTAATCCGGTATATACCGACAATAAACGAAATACAATATAGCCTAAATAATAGGCCTTTTGTATATAGGCGACTTCGCCTACATGGGGAAGGAAATAATCGGCTAAAATTTCGAGAACATAGGTGACGGTCCCGATTTTCGTGAAAGTGGCGATGAATTCGAGCGCGGTTTGTTGTGATAGTATGCTACTTGCATCGTGGACGGATGGAATGAACAAATCGATCATTCCCTCGTATTTTTCTACATCGAGTAAACACATGGTTATAATATCTTTGTCGGATACGATGCCGAGGGCGCGGAACACCACAAACAGTGGTATGGGTTTACGAACGTTCGGAATATTTACAACCAGATTTTTGTTGGAATATCGAGAACCTGGTGCAACCATTTTCACGGAAAATGTGCGGATTGGCTTCGATATGTTCTCGGAAACAGAACGGATTTCGGCCGAATACAAATAGTCATCATCGTTGACATCGCGTATGTATAACATGTTGTCTGCGAATTTTTCTTGTGGGACGACGGTTTTCTCTTTTCCGTCAATGATGAAATAGCCGCCTAAATCATTTCTACATTCCCCCATGGAATAAATGGCATCGCGAGATAATCCATTGAGAACACAAAAATCGGATTGCACCATGATAGGAAATTTTCCGAGATACATCTTTTCCATGGTTGTGCTATAGATTTGTTTAGCGGGACCTACCATGGATTTAGCATTGGCTTCTCTTAAAAGAGCGGCGATGGCGGGGGTTACTTTAGCAGGAATTTCTTGTTTTTTCGGTTTGCGTGGTTTTGTGGTAGTGGCTCCTCCTGACATGGGTTCGCCGCTTGACTCAGGCGCCGACTCATCCAGTTTACTCAAAAACTCTTGCAACTCTTGTTCGTCCATTTTCATGGCGCTGATTTTGCCGGCCTGTTGTTTTTCCAAATAAGCCTGATGCTCGTGGGAATAATCTGGTTCGTGCGCATCCACGCCACCACCTGATGTAATCTCTTCTTTTTGTAAGAATTCGGGACCCAACAAAACAGGTTCTTCCCCTTCTTCTAAAATACGAACAAAATCAATATCGATATCGTAGTGAATCGTCATACCATAATTCATATTTCGCATACGAGCCTCATTCGGAAACATATAGTGCGCATTTTTATCGTCATAAATAATCGGTTTTCCATAATATATTTTCGAACCATCTTTTCCACCAAAATACATAATACATTGATATCTGTAATCGTCTATGACAATATCATATTTCGAGGAAAGTCGCAATGGATTGTTCTCGCGAAAGATTTGATGAATCCCTTTTTTGTAAAAATCGTTAAATGATTCTACATGATGGGCGACTAAACATTGTGGATTCTCTTCAAAATGTGAATTCAAGATTTTCCACAAAATTCCATTATCTAAAATAGTTTTTTGATTATCCATGTATAGTATAATTTTATATAATATATTTAGCTTTATGTCATTGTATATCTGGACCATTTTTCCATGAATTTCTACCATTATTCGACAAATCCGTTTGTTTTGTAAATTACAATTGTAATTTACAAAGAATTATTACACTCCAGTGTAAATATTTTTAGCAAACGTTTTTGTAAACATATTTAGGAAAAAAATCTACGAATACAATATAATCCACAACCAATGGAGAACTCTACTATGCAAAATCTTTTCGGCCCTTTAAGCAAAGAATATTGCTTATATTTCTACATTATATCTATCTTTTGTTTCGTATTTGCCTGTGTCATAATAGTAATGATGTTATTTATTGGTATTACTAAGCGCAAGGGTATGGATTTCTATTTCATTATGATTTCAGGAGCTTTAGGATATGGTATTTACTATTTACAAAATAGAATTTTACACAGCATGTGCATCGGTTCCATCTAAATATGCACCAAAATGATATAAACCTATTTTATAAAGGTATATATCATGACAACTTTACAACTTCAAAACATCGCTCCACCGTATACATTTGTTTCTTTAGGTACATACAATCACCGCCTCGAAAAATACGAAGAAAGCACATTGTTCCCTATAAATACTACTATAACACTGAATTCGGGCAAATTTCCACTAACTGATTACAAAGATTTACATGAGCATTCTAATCAAACCCATTGCATAGGTCACAAAACAGTAAAAATAATAGGATTCACTAATTCATGCATGGAAGGACAATTGAATAAATATGGAAATGGTAACATCATTGTAGAAGAAGTTGTTCCTGTCAACCCCTAAATAATATAGGGAAAACCCCCGTTTTTTTTATAGTTTGCAACACTATAGAAAAAATAATGGATATTTTGTATTACAGTAATTATTGTGTTCATTCGAAGAAACTTTTGCAATATTTAGTAAAAGAGAATTTGACCAACCAATTGAATTGTATATGTATCGACAAACGTTCTCGAAACCCGAAAACGGGGCAAATACAAATCGTGATGGAAAACGGAGAAACGCTGATGATGCCTCCGAATGTTCATAGTGTTCCGGCACTATTGTTGGTAAAACAAAACTTCCGCGTCGTCCTAGGTGAAGAAATCATGCACCTATTACATCCTTTAGTGAAAAAACAACGAGACGCAGCAACGAAACATCATGGAGAACCTAGCGGATTTGCTTTAGGAAATTTTGCGGGGGTTAGTTCCGAAAAATATACGGCCTATGATTTATCCCCCGAGGAACTCAGTGCAAAAGGCAGCGGAGGAAATCGCCCCATTTATAATTATGTTTCAGCGGATTATGACTCCATTTTGATACAAACGCCGCCAGATAATTATCGCCCCGATAAAATTGGCGGGGATGTATCTTTAGACGATTTACAACAACGCCGCAACGAAGATATAGGCAAATTTTTTCCGAACCAGTCGCCTTATTTACCACAACAAAATAATACGTTATAATGATATAAAAATAAACATAGTTTATTTATAAAAATGGCAGATAAAAGCACGTTATTGAGATCATTCAATACACATTTATTCGAATTTTTAGACGATATTATTCGCATTTTCCCGGACAATGTAAACCTTCAAACCGCAAAAACATCCTTTCAAACAATCAAACGCGCAAATCCGACTGCTATTGCAAAAGTATGGTTTTCCTATATCTATATGCCATATCGCGAGGTAATTGACAGTGGTGATATACAATTCTTTTTCCAAAAGGATTATTCCGAAGATTTATCCATTTTGCAAAATTCCGGTGAAATTATCAAAATCATTGATACGTTGAGAGAACCGGTTTCAAATATGTCGGAAACGGAAAAGGCATTTACGATGAAATACCTGCAAAATTTGAGTAAATTATCCATGTTATATAGTTCCATGTAATACTTTTCAGTCAAGATGATATCCATAGCTCATATAGGTGCCTCGGTGGTCTTCTTCTAAATAATTATGTGTATAATGGATTACTTTATCATCTTGGTCGTTTGATGCGTCATCTGGGCCCACATCCATAAGTAGTTCTATGAATTCGATTACCGATTCATGTAATAATACAAAACAATTGAACAAGTTTTGTATGTTCATTTATAGAAAAATATAAATACTCGATTTTATATTTTTTATGCAGATAATATTTATTCATTCGATTTCTGGATAATTATCAAATAATCTGCCAATATACAAATTGTCGTCGATATAATTTAGAACAAATATATATATATTTATATAAATGATTGGTAATGATGATAATGAAACACTGAAATCAATGGACAACCTTGATCATGGTATATCGTTAGAACTGGGAGATATCATACAAATTAATTCACCGTCTAATGAAGAATATCATGAACAGACGTTTTTAATTCAATACATCGACAACGACAATATCCATATTTTGAATATATCCACGTATCAAGAAAAGGTTCTAAATATCATCGACAATAACCATTTATCAGATGAATCTATTACACAAATCAAATTATTAAGTCGCAGTAATGAAAAAGGATATGCTAGACAAAATAATTTGTTATCTGGAACCTGGGTCGATATTCATTTCGGAGGTGAATTCCCGAGCGTCATTACCGGAAAAATAACGAATTTAGAAGAAGATATGATTGAAATTACTACCTACCCGGCTATCAATGTGTTATACATTGATTTTGAATATAAGGGTGTTCCAAAAGACATTCCGATTGATTCCATCATTATTCGTGAACGCCCAAGCAGTGTAGAGGATATCACAAAACCAGACGAAGAATATGGATTTCCAAAAGAGGCGACGAATGAATCCACCGAAGCAACCATGGAATTTACAGATACTGGGGAATCGATTATATCCATCCCAGAATCCGCTAAACCAAATGAGAACATTCACGAAGTATTACAGCATATTTATTTAGATGCATCCGATATTTTCGACGATGAACTTGAAGACATCACCATCGAGGTAGAAGTCCCGGAAAGTCAGCGCCGGTATGGTATCGACATGCAAATCAATGATTTAATGGACGAATTATTATCCACAGTACCGAACGTCAAACGCACAAAACGCGTCATGGATAATTTGTCGTTGCTGATTCAGCGTTTCAAAGAACTCCGGGAGAAATTCTCGAAATTCGACGAAAACGGAAACATCGTCGATTTTGTCAAAAAAGGTAGCACTTATAAACCACTCGTCGAACGATTGCAAACCCTGAACACAAAAATACAATGGATTGTTCCCGTGGTATCCAATCGAAAAAAGCTATATCCAATCAATAATATCGAATTCGAAGATGACATCACAAACGTTGACTTGAAAGACATCCTCCGAGAACAATACAACGACCAAAAAAATTACATGAAGAATGTCAGTCTAGGTGAAGGATTGAAATACGTCAAATCGTATCAATCTCTCGCAGATATGATGACCCCATTCGAAGACCCATTGCGACCAGGAACCTTGTTAGAAAATCACGAGATTCAATCGAATATTGATTGTATCGTGACTAATCTCCAGGATTTCTATAGCACAACTATAAAAGCGTCTGGTAAAAATACAAACAATAATCAAGTCCGATTTTTGATTCAGAGATACAATCTCGGACTATCCAGACCAGATTCTATTGCACTAAAACACGGCAAACATGTATATGTTCGCAAAATGATGATGCCTTCCGACCATATTCATATGAACTCCTTGATATTCTTACCAGAACCTGTCGTGCATGCATCTCGCGCAGAATTACCTGGAACGAACATTTTGATGAAATCGCAATTAGGACAGGCCCATTTACAACTGTTTCGACTTTTGAACAAGCGCACGCAAATCAATAGTCATGTCATTGAAAACATAGATCAAGGAATTGTATACGAAGATGATGCGGAACCTAAGAACGAACAATTCGAATCGAAAATGCGGTTCTTGTCCGGAATTGTCAACCATGTTGTGGACGAAGACGCATTAGAAAATGTCTCCAACAATTTGTATGAAAAATACCTAAATAACATATTGCCAGAAACCAGAATACTAATTCAAATGATGCAAAAATACATGAAAAACGACCAATTGTCAGTGGTGGATGCCGTCAAAATTCTCGAACCCTTTTTCGTTTATCCAGAAGACATTTCGTATGAACAATACAATAGTATTCGATATTTCATGAAAAATCAATTGAAAACCTACAAAACCGAATTGGCAAAAAAAGAACAAGAATCTCTAAAATACCGCAATGCAACGCCGTTTAGATTTACAACACGAAACAATATCACCGATTTCAAAAACATTGTCGTCTCCGCGTTCTCTGCAAAACCAGATTATCTCGACGTATTTGCCGATGCATACAAAATCAACAAGGACAAACTCCCAGAATATTCAAACAGTGAAATCATCTCAAAAATCATGGAGATGGATGAAGGAATTATGTATAATACATTGCTGTCTAGCATGGTTTTGAATTTAGTAACGCCGAACAAATTATTAGATGATCTGGAACAACCCATTGTAGATGATATGGGAAAAATCGACAAAATTAAACCCACCGATTGCGCACGCAGATTTATGACGAAAAAGTATTCCTCCATTTCGGAAATGCAAAAAGACAACAACAAAGAAGATGTCTATTACGACAAGGAATTCGACGACACTCCCTATTCTATTTTGAAAAAATACGAAGACAAGCGCAAGAAGCTCCTGGCCGAAGATTTCGTCGACTTTTTAGCGGAAAATCTGATTCAAAAACACGAATGCAATCCAGAATTGGCAAAAGAAATGGCGGCCACGCTAATCGCTGGTAAAAAACGCGTCCGTGAAGGAGAATATGCAATCCTGGAAATAACGCCTAAATTACATTCCGAGATGGACAAAACAAAACTCACCAAAAAAGAACTCGAAGCCATTGAAATCGAGGGAAATGCACGTCTAAAACATCATTATTACAAACGCATGAAAGAACACTGGGTTCGCGATGAAACTGTAAACGAAGAATCCTTCATGGATACACAATCTCTTTTTTGCAATATCGACGCAAAATGCTACAAAAATCCAGCCAGTCAACAATGTGATACTATGACACAAGCCTCCGACCATTTAGAACGCATTTCCCGTGAAAAAATAGAAAAAGAATTCGAAAAACGCATCATTATGACAACGGAAGAACTCGAAAAATCCCTGGAAAAAACCCTGGAAACAAACCGCAAACAAATTTCGAGAAACGCGAATTTGCGCCACATACAAGCCTACAAACAAAATCTGGTTTCCTATGAATTAGGGAAACTCACCAATGAGAACGAAAGTATAATATCTCCGCACGCGACCCTTTTAGACAGTATTCTATATCAAGACGATTTCATCAAAAAACAAACCGATATTGCATGGTTTGCAGGCGAATATTGTAGAGAACCCATGGTCGCCGAACTCCACGATAATGCGCACTGGCTGTATTGCAAAGAGACAAACACAAAATTATTACCTATTACACTGAAAACCCTAGCCCATGCATTTTTATACGGTGATTACAAAGCAACCCTCGATGAATTGTGTCATAGTTATGGTCGATTAAGTGACGATGGCGATTCCATCGTTGATAAAAACAGTGGTTATGTGTTGCGAAAAATCGATTTCGCAAATGAAGACGAATATGACGACGCTGGTTTCAAAATAACGTCGCATTCCATTATTGAAAAAGACCTGGGACAACAAATTTCGGAAATCCTTTCGAAAAAAGTCCGCGTGTTTGACGACCCAGTTGACCAGATGGCGTATAACGTTTTCATGGCAATCGCAACAAATGCAGGTATACCACACGAATCGATTGAAGATTTCGTCTTGAGAGGGTCGTTAGAACTCATACGTAATCGCGCTGTGGTGATGCCTGAAGATGCCTATAACAAAAAATCCGACGAAATCGCGAAAAAAACGAACAAAGTTCCCGTTCCATGGCCGATCTACCGTAATCAATCGATTATTTCCATCGTGAGTGCTTTTGTTTTGATTTCAGCGCAATGTATGATACCATCCATCAAAACCCGTAAAACCTTCCCAGGCTGTGTAAAATCATTTTCAGGATATCCGATGACTGGCGTGGAAGACGTTTCCGGAATGAAATATATCGCTTGCATTCTGAATGCTTCGAAAAATGATGAAGAACCATGGGTCGATATTCAAAAATTAAACGTGGCCGCCATAGCGACTCGTATGAAAGATGTTATCGACAAATTCGTGCTAAAACGCAATGACGTTCAAGAAATGTATACAAAAAAACGCGAATATTTGTTGTTATTACCCGACGAGACCGTTCCGAAAGAGCACGACGTTGCAAGATGGACAGCATTCCTTCCACCCATTGTCGAAATCCACGTTGTATCGGGTCTTCGCAATATTTCCGCGGATTTCAAAAGCGAGTTGAAAGAAACCCTGCGAAAGGGACATCGCGACCAGCATGCCGACATCAATATGTTGAAAACGAAAATCGCCGCACATGTGTATGGTATAATAGAACAAATCAACAACAGTGTTCACAGCAAAAAACTCATTTTAGAAACGGCTGCGAAAAAACCATTTTTGCAAAACGCGTGCTGCAACGAAGACAACAAATCCACGAATCCGATTTCCTATTTCATGGCAGAAAATCCGGCAATTGAGCAATACATCCATGTTATCAATGATTTAGGAAAAACCCTGGACAACATCCGCGAAATGTCGAAAGCCCCCCTATATTATCATCCTGCATCCACCTGGACGATTTATCCACCAATGCCCACTGGACAACTGGAAACCAACATATATGCAGCATTCATCCGATATTGCAATTACGACAGGCAAGGAAAACATGTCCCAGAAGATTTCAAAGCCATATGTGGCGAAAAACCCGCTGGATATCAAATGCACTGGAATATTGAAGAGAAAACCGAATTCCTGAAAAAACATGGAAAACGTTTCGATGAACCCGCTCTGCAACAATTGATGAATCGCGTCCATCATAACAACAAAGTAACTATTGCACAAAACGACTACGTAAATCCGGTTCTGAGACTCGCGGATTTTTTGAAGACCATGGATATACAAGAATCCGATATAATACAACAACCACTGCGCAAATTGCTAGGTGAAGTTTTAGGCGCATACAAAGAACGTGATATGAAGAAAGAGGGGTCTTCCAGTCAAATCATCAATCTACGTAAATATTTAGGAAAAGTCAATAGCGCCATGTTGAAAGAAATCGTCGATTTCATGCAAGACTATGGAAACGCGGACTTGAGAGAAATCAATAATATACAGGCATTTTTAGCAAATATTCATGTCTGGGCTATTGACAAAGACGCAGAAACCGAACAAAATGCGATTTATACTATATGTCAATTTATCAGGAACTCTATTGACTCCATGATAAAAACATACCCATCCGTCATACTGATGAATCCAGAACACGATGATGCCGAAAAACATAAACACTGGGGACTTTCAAATTATCATCGTTCGGATATCAATAAAATCATCCATAATTATTTAGCAGGTTTGAACAAATACAAACAAGACAACTCCCTTTCCAGATTATTGACAGAAATCCGCCGCAATAGTGTTGATATTTGCATGTTTTTGAAAAGTATACCCATTGAAACACCGATTCACAAAAATGACGCTTATTATTTCGAATTGTTTGATAAGAAAACATTGTTCCTATTGCATGTATACGCCTATTATTCCGTGTTTTACGAATACATGAAATTATCGAGGGATGATGATATGTTACAATTCGATATGCAAGAAATTCGCAGAGAACGGAGAGAACGTGACACTGACACCCAAATCACTACCATGGATGTGCCATACGACGAAGAACAAGAATTACAACAACTGGACGTGCTGGGTGGAGACAAAGAAGCCTTTCAAAAACGAGTGTGCACCATGATGCTCGATTTCATAGCCATTGAACAGAGGAACAAGGCGGCGTTAGACAAACCCTATGAAGAAATTTCCCGCAAAATCCGTAAATCGAAAGAGGATGAGAAAAAACTCATCACGGATTATTTAGAGAACATCGAAAAAGACGAGCGAAAAGTAGAAGACACATTGAAACAATTGAAACTGGGTCGCTGGAATGTGGGTATACAAAAAGGCGTCTTCATGTATGACAAGAATACCTATGACAATGAACGAAATGCCGTATTAGACCGTTTAGAAAAGGATTTAGCCTATGATTTTATTGACGGAGAATTGATTGAAACTACTGTCGAAGACTTGGACCGAGAAGCAAACGAAGACGCGGAGCAATACGATGCCGAAGGAGGTGACATAGGTATGTTCGGGGATGATTATTTAGACGGAAATTATTACGGCGAAGACGGCGACGACGATTTTCGCGAAGATTAGGGCCATCGCTCGCAATGATTTTGCATGTATATTATAAGAAGACCCCCGTCCCCTAAATGTTGAAAAATTTTGTTAGAATTCACAAGGTCAATATTGCGATTTTGATGTTTTTGATTGTGTTCTCATGCATTCATTTTTTGAAACCAACCCTATTGTACAATGACGAAGGTGGATTCCGTCCTTTCGGAGTAGGATACCGCCATAAAACGGTGGTCCCTATATGGTTAGTCGCCATTTTTATCGCCATTTTTTGTTATTTAGGCGTTTTGTATTATTTGCGAAACGGATAATATGTTTTTTTATCCGCTTTTCCATCGACATAATTATTATAGGTAGGTTTGAATATAATAATTATATGGATTCTTCTCCTAGATTGATTGAACCAGGCGTGAAATTTTTTTTGTATAATACGTTGACTCAGTGTCATAGCACTCGTGTGAATTTATATTATTGGGGACTGAACATAGGTGTATTTGTCGTTTTTGCATGTATATTCGGAGCAGCCCTCTATTATTGTTATAGGCGAAAACTGACACCGGAAGAACAATATCAGAAAATGATGAAGGAACAGGCGTATATCTTGTCGAAAATCCGGTTTTATCAAAATGAACGAATTGAACATCCACTATCGAGTATAACGAGTTTGCCGGTGGTAAAACAGAACGACGAGTTCTCGCGCATGCGGGTATGACAATATGGACATCGTGATAAAAACATAGTATAATTATACTCTATACAGGAGGAAGGAGGTATGAATATTATTGAAAATCAAAGAGAAACCATACGCAAAGAAAACAATACTGCGCAAAATGAATTCATGGGAATCATGGAAAACATGTCGAAATCCATTCGCGAATTGTCTATTCAAGAAATCTTACACGGTGACCTGGATTTCGCTTATTTAGGAGAACGTGGATTCAATCATGTAGAAACCGTCGAATTAGGGGAAGGTGAAATAACATCTATCAAAAACTTGCCAGAATCCGTTAAATCCTTGACATGTTCTCGAAATTTATTGACAACTTTAGAGGGTCTTCCGCGAGATTTAGAAACATTGATTTGTGAAAACAATTACTTGGGTCGATTTGATGGGGCAGGCACACAAAAACTCAAGGTTCTCCATTTGTCAGATAATAAACTTGTGGAAATGGAGAACTTGCCGAAAGATTTAGAAGAATTGTATGTAAACAACAATCAACTCCGGGTGTTGAATCTGGAAGATTGTCCATCGCTACGAACCCTTCATGCATCAAACAATCCTATGTTAATCATAGAGCACGTTCCTGAATCATTGGTCGATTTGCAATCGGAAAACAGTCCTTTTGTCGATGCGACCCACTTGGAAGCAAGAGAACCTACCCATGAAGAAAATGTGGCAAAGCTTAATTATTTAGACTCTTTGAGAGATTATTTTAAATTGAAAGCAAAATACGAGAACACTCTGCACGAAACCCGAAAAAATGCATACAAAGATGCCGCCTCAAAAGCCATAGGACGTAAATTACTGAAACAAATCAAACCGAAATGCGTGAATTGCCGTCGCCCAGTGGGAACGATTTTCGAATTAAAAGACGAACGATATGTGGCCATGTGTGGCGACCAGAATCGCGCAACGAAATGCAATTTACACATTGAATTGTATCGTGGCGGGTTCACGAACGAAGAATATCTGGTGTATTTGTTTAAAGAACAAGTCGAAACCTTGAAAGAATCCATTGTCAAACAAAAACTCGATGTACTGTTCAGTTACAAAAGCGAGGCAACCGCTGCACAAAAATTCAAAAAAGAAATCGAGGATTACAATACCGACAGTTCCATGTTCAAGACATTGTTGACGAATCATAATGAATTATACTATAGTATGGAGCGCCGCGAAAAAATGGTTGAGAAACTTGAAAAAGTCGAACAACTTAAAACCACGTTGCAACGTATGATGGATGAATACGAAAAAACGAACAATAGGCAAATATTACGCGATGCAATCACTATTCAAATACGTCAACTGCAACCAGAAATCGAAAATTTGCGCAGATTAAAGGGGGATATCATGGAAATGGACAATGCTCTTTTTATGGGTGGAAATCCAATGGAGCCGAAAGAAGTTGTTGAATGTAGTCTTGTACAAAAAGATGTTGCTTTGTCTAAAATAGAATATACCTTCGGAGAACATTCGAGAGTAGTCAAATATTCTGCTAAAAAATAAATCAAAAAATTCAAAACAATCCAGATTTGAATTTTTCTATCAAAATGGTCAATAATGAATGTCACCGTATACAAAGTGGGAGGGGGTATTTAGCAAGAGTTGTAATTGCTTATTCCATCCCATACAATACCATATTTTTTTGCCCATATTTGTTTATTACATGTAGCCGACCTATTTGAAAGCCATCCTTGGTCATTGAAATTGATAGTAGCAGTCGAACCAGGAGTATAACCATAAGTAGGAGGAGAGTTAAAATCGGATACTACGGTAGTACCAGCGCCGTAAATAGTGCCAATGTTTTTCCCGGTTGATAATGGTATACGACAAATACCAACACCGCTGGCATCCCAATAATCAGGACAGCCATTTGCAATGGGAGGATATGTCGTTTTTTTTTTCAGGTTATTTAATGCAATACCTATCATAGTTAAAATTATAATTAATACGACAGTAGCAATAGCTAAAACAATCATTTGAAATGAATCCATTGTATACTATATGGATATTTTTTTATAGTGAGATATAGCTAAATATATAGGCATCGTTTGTATATAATATATGATAAAATACTATATTTAGTAATAATTTATCTCGCGATAATATAACTATGTCATTGAATCCAACGTCACTAGAAAATACATATAGCACTATTTTGAATACCACCAAATACAATGGACGGGTTGATATTATCACAGAACCTTCACCAGAAGTACGCTTCCAAATGCAGGAAAGAATTGCCATCCAAAACAAGGCAACCGCATACCGGGACGCATTGAACGGAACCTGGGAGAACAACAAACTATCACAATTGTTTTTCTCCCAGGACAATGTTCAAATACTGCAAAACGGTATTCGCGCAGGAGTCTACAAAATGTCGGGAGCGCAGCAAATCGTCGTCCCGCCACAAAATATAGACGCGCTCAAAATCGTCATGCGCAGCACCTATTTGCAATACGCCGAACATTATCCAAACAACATAACCGAACAAATCCAGCGCTTGAATGATATTGTTCTCGATTATTGTGTTAAATTTGTTTATGGAGAAGCCGTCGCTTATTTGAAATACATGCAAGACCAGAGTAGTTTAGTCATGCCATTCGACATTCCACAACCAGTCGACCGCGCATACAAACAGTTAGAATTGAAACCATACATGTAAGTAATATTATTTACTTTCGCATTGGCCGATTCTTTCTCTTTTTTGTATGGCGACTTTTACCTCCATGACGCGAATTGCTTGCTGTTTTCTTCGCAGTGTTAGCCGAACGATTACTTTTCATACTAGACGCGGAAGATTTTAATTGAGGTAATTCAAGTATTTTTTGATAAAATGACTCATAAAGAGAATTTTCAACGACTTGTGTAATCTTATCCTTAATTCCTTCTGGGTTTTCAATTATTGATAATTCATGTAATTTTTGCGCGGCTTCATAGTAATTTTCAAAATAGAATAAATTTTCATGCGTTTCGGGTGAACTTTTATATGTTTGACCATCTTCGCTTATTTTATGGATTAGAACATAACATTTTTGTGTTGGGCTATTTTTATTTATGTAATCAAGCATTGACATACCAGCAAATACATCACCCTGTCCATTGTCGCCTATAAAAACGAAATTATACTCAGGAAATATTCGAAAATATTGTGTGAATCTTTCGAATTTTAATTTTCCATATTGTTCGTATGTTTCCTGTGACAAAGGATTTCTAGTAAGAACGACTCTCTTAGAATCAGTTCCTTGTATAAAACCGTATTTTTCTCCTAATATTTCATGCAGCGTAGCGTTGTTCAATCTATTAAATTTCAGACAACCAGGTGTAGCTGACAAAACTGTAGAATATTTAGCATGGTTATTGGGTATAGTTTCGTAAAATAAATTGTAAAAGGAGTGAATACCCGGATAGGGCGTTTTTTTTGTCCATGATCTGTCTTTTCCAGCTATTCCATTCATTAAAATATTTCCCGGATGCGGAAATAAAGTATCATCTATATCAGTGAGAATGTGCCATATATTATTTTCTAATTTTTTACGTTTAAATATTTGTAGCAATGCTTTACCAAGGACTGTTGCATTTCCATCTATATCAAAAATTATTTCTCTTAAATCACAACCAATGTTTTTAGGTGTGTTTCCTACATTGCAATATGAGCAATTTACATCTTTTGCTAAATTTGTTTCTAACCTGGTTTTTAATTCAAATACATCTGTATTTGGGGCATTTTTACAATATTTTAGCAATAATTTTATTATGGTTTTTTTTATTTCTGTTAAATCTTTGTTGCTTATAAAAATGGATTTAATCTCTTCGTAAATATTATCAACCGTCATTTTAACGGATGCACTCATTATATTATATAACTATATAATATAAAGAATGGCCAAATTGACAGAAGCTGCAATGAAGGAGTTATTTGTAGAACTCACGGCCGCTATGCCAGATGAGAATAAATTCAACGAAGTGATGATTAACAATGCGGAAAAATTTAGTTTACCTCTGTACATTAAACGAGCATTTATAGACGTTGGAAGAAATAGTACGATAAATCATCAAATTGCGAGGTCTACAAAAGACAAAGTCATCGAGTGTAATAAGGAGAATAATTGCAGTTTATGCATAAATGACAAAGAAAAAATATTAGGCGAAGATGTTGGTAGCGCCGCATACAATTTATACGAATATATATATAAGCATGATAAAGTAAAGAAAAAATACAGAGAATTATTTAGCGAATCATATAAAAATACTAAAAACGATGGCGGATTCACACCGTTAGATTTTGCAAAAACTTGCAAACCAGAGTTTGCAGAATTCATGACTAAAAAATTTGTAATCCCTACAACTCAAGTAAAATCAGTACGTTCATCATTAAAAGAAGTAAAAGAAGCTGTTATGAACGCTGCATCCAGAAGCAAAAGATCACTTTCAAATTTAGCAAAAGAAACTGAACCAAAATCCATGAAGGATGAAGACCTAACAATAGAAGAATTAAAATCAAAAATAAATAAACTTTACCCACCACTACGTCATTATCAATATGACGATTCGAGTGATCAACAAAAAAATAAAGATTCGGAAGAGTATAAAAAACAAGAAAAAGAAGACAAAGCAGCATATGATAAAATATATAAGTTAGAAAAAATACTTGAAAAAAAAACAAAAAAACCAACATCATTTTTAAGTAGGGCAAGAAGAAGTGTTTTCGGAAGAAACGGCGGCAAAACCCGCAAACATAAAAAAACCAACAAAAGACGCACTTATCGTCGTAAATAAACCTATTTCTTGCGGCCTCCTCCGCCCGCTTTTTTGATTGTTTTTGTGTGTTGAGCGCTACCTGCCTGTATTTGCGCGCGACGGGTTTTATAACCAGTATACTCACGTTCTAAAGTATCGAGTTCAGATAACCATATTGTTTCTAATGAAGTCCCACGCAATGTTGCCAGTTCTTTTTCACACACATCACGTTCCTGCATGATATGTTCCGCATTTTCAAGAGTCACCGAATCCATCGGCATTTTTATCAAGTATTTGTAGTCACCGTCGATTTTGTCGAATTTACGCGTCTCCATCAGTGCAATAACATCTATTGCACTTTTACGACGCAAATCGACGACGCCATCCAGATTCTCCTTGATATACCTAGCGCGATTCGATAATTTGACCAGTTTGTTTTCCATGTCTTTGATTTGGTGCGCTTTTCGTTTACCATAAACGCTCATGCGGACTTGAAAGAAATCTTCGATGATTTCTTCTACGGATCCATATTTGTGCAGTTTTGATTCATGGTTGAACATATGCATATTAGTCGTGCTGACGGTCGTGGTTAGCTTCAACATTTTTTCAACGCCGTTGATTCCATTTGCACGTTCAGCTTCTAACTCGACCAGTTTGCCTTTCGGTAAAGTCACCGTGATATCGACTGCCACTTCGGTGCTCATGTTGACCATGTCTTTGATGGTAGGCGCGACCTTTTTACCGGCCTTGTCAACACCCCCGTCCATGAGACCTTCGAGCATCGAGATATAGGGCATTGTCCAGGTTCCTACTGGTAATTCGGTGATGCGAATCTTGTCTTCCCCGATTTTTTCGTAGCAACCCTTGATTAGATATTTTTGAGAATCGATAGGTGCAACCGAGCCTTTGAACCCCTCATAATATGGCACAAAGGATACCCCGTCGTTCGATAATCCGCGCAATTTGTTTTTCAAATACCCCACGATAGTCTGAGGATTATATGCGGGAATAGAACAAGAGAATCCGGTGCCGATACCTGAAATACCATTCACAAGCGCAAAGGGAATAATAGGCACATAATAATCAGGTTCGACCATAGTTCCATCATCGTCTAAATAATTCAAAATGGCGTCATCCATTTCTGGGAAAATCGCGCGAGTCAATGTATTCAATTGTGTGAAAATGTATCTCTCCGATGCACTGTCGTCACCACCTTGAAGTCTGGTGCCGAATTGGCCATTCGGTTCTAATAGATTGATATTGTTCGAGCCAACAAAGGTCTGTGCCATATTGACTATAGCACCATTCAGACTGGCTTCGCCGTGGTGATACGAACTGTGTTCTGATACATATCCTGAAAACTGAGCGACCTTGATTTCCGATGTGAGTTTGCGTTTGAATGCGGAATACAGAATTTTGCGCAGAGAGATTTTCATACCATCGACCATGCAAGGAATCGACCTTGCGCAATCGTATGTGCTGAAATGGATGAGCTCGCGGTTGATGAAATCTTCGTATTTCACGTCTTTATGGGAAGTATCTAAATAAGCAGCCTTGTCATAATTTTCCAGCCAGGTTTTACGGTCGTCCGCGCGTTTTTTGTTGAATATCTTGTCAATGGAATCATCACTGAGCTTGCCATTATGAACGAAATCCACGATTTTTTTGTTTGCGAAATATTCTTTGAATTCAGCGGAAGTCGATGTGCCTAAACCTTTAAAATATTTGATGGTCCATCCTTGAGGACCCTGAGCGCCGAACGTGGATTTCCATGCGTCATATTCACCTTGATTGTAGAAAACAATGGTTTGTTGACCCTTTTTGGCACGTAAAATAGGAGTGTTCATGAAAGAAATGAATCCGGGAATATGGACTAAGGATGCCCATTCGGCGTGGAACAAATTGATACACAAACCTTTGATATGAGACCCATCTAAATCTTGGTCAGTGATTACCATAAGCTTACCGTATCTCAAATATTGATGGACATCGGCAATCGTTTTGTATTCGCGACCTGATTCTAATCCCAGGATTTTTTTGATATCCGTGATTTCTTTGTTTTCCGCTATTTTTTTTAACTGTTCTCCGCGAACATTGAGGAGTTTTCCTTTCAGAGGATAAATACCTATTGTATTTCGGTCGTCCGAAGACAACCCAGAAACAATACCAGACATGGCACTTAATCCCTCGCACAAAATCAAAACACAATCTTTCGACGAGGTCGTGCCACTATGATTCGCATCGATGAAATTCGCAATGCCGCGGATGGTTTTTGTTTTCGAACCATCGGTGGATTTTTTTGCTAAACGGTTTTCTTTTGCTTCTGTCAACGAGCACGCGACATCCATGACCCCCATTTTAGCCACTTTTTCTATGAAAGAATCGGACACAGAACAAGACGAACCGAATTTAGCGGATGGAGTGTTCATGAAATCTTTGGTTTGACTGTCGAACGATGGATTCTCTATATCACATCGTAAAAACAGAATTAGTTGTTCTTTGATGGCATTTCCATTGACCTTGATTTTCTTCTTTTTTTCAATGTAGTCACATAGTTTACGAACAATTTGCCCCATGATATATTCAACATGTTTACCGCCTTTGAATGTGCAAATACCGTTGACAAAAGACACTTGTATAAATTCGTGGGTAGGAGAAAGCGCAACTGCATATTCCCAGCGTTCTTCGGGGGATTCATATACACGTTTAGCACCATCCGCACCAGAACTTACACTGGCATCGTCGGCGACCACGCCCTTCGCAGCAACTTTCGGCCCGATATACAAATCAACATATTGCTGGAAATTCTTCACGGGAATGATATCCCCATTGTAAGTGATTTTTACTTTTTTGATAGAATGGTCGGTAACGGCACCGATATCATAAACACGTTTTTGCAATAGACTGAACATATCGGACGTCAATCCCTCTACGCCTAAACGACGATAATCCGGTTTGAACGACACTTTCGTATAAGGTTTTCCAGAGCATTTTGTAATGACGGGCTCGCCGATCACGTCTAAATTGTTGCGGAATTCCTGGACGTATTTGAGACCACGGATATGGTCAACAGTTTCGACGCGACCATAGGTAGACCATATCAAAACAAGTTTGAATCCGAATCCATTTTTACCGCCGACGATTTTCTTTTCGGTTTTGTCATAGTTGGTGGAGGTTCTCAAATGACCGAAAATCATTTCCGGAATCCACAAATTGTGTTCAGGATGTTTAGCAATATCAATACCGTTTCCATCGTTCGTCAAGGTAATCATGCCATCTTCGCTGATTTCACTACTAATAAAGGTCACGAATTTTTTCTCTACATTTCCAGAATGAATCATACGGAGAACATGGTCGCGACAGTTGACAATACCTTCGTCGAAAAGCTTGTATAACCCTGGAATATATTCAATGTGCTTTAGCGCGATTTTTTTCGTAGCCTCATCGTAGACCCACATTTCGGCGTCCACATTTTCGACGGACCCGATATAGGTATCAGGATTGTCTAAAATATGTTGCTTGTCGGTTTTACGTTGGTATTGTTTAGCAAGAACGTCATTTTCAGCAACAGAAGTTTTTGATAGAGACATGATTGAAAATTCAATAATTATAATAAATAGATGTTATTATATTTATTTAGGAAAAATATATTCAATTTTGTATCAAAAAATCCCCACAAAAGTATCAATATCCCACACTTTGAATCGGACGTGTCATAGTGCCATTCGGACCAGGACAATAATACCCGGAAGGAGTATATGGACCCTGCTTGATGGCGATTCCAGTAGAACATCTATAACACTGTTTGTCAAGACCGAGGTCATATCCATTTCCACAAGATGATTTCAGAGTAACCGATTAATCTGTTGGGAGAACATAGGTTGTCGGATAACTGTTCGAAAATGACGATGGATTTATGAAAGGTTCTCTGTTTATCACACGAGATACTATTACACTAATCATGAAAATCAAGAGCAACAATCCGATAATTATTATTTTTTTCATATAGATAATAATTAGATATTACTCGCAAATAAATGCATTATTTTTATTTGAAATAGTCAGTATATAGTTTTATTTTAATTATAATATGATTGCATACCATTTGACGTATATATCATAATTTAGACTATATATATATATTATATAATGTCAGCTGCTACGTTTACATTTGTAACGACTGCAGCAAATACAACAATAAAGATACCACTGTTTTCTTCGACAGGTGCTTCTGTAACCGTTTCAACTATTAATTGGGGAGATGGCTTAGCAACAACGAATTTCTCAAGTACTACTGGATTTTCCAAGAACTTTGCTTCGGCCGGTACATATACTGTGAGTATTAATAGCAGCACAAGTAATCTTATATTGGGTGAAAATACTACAACTAGTTGGGGTAATAATTCTCTATTAAAATCATGCAGTAGTTTTGGAAGTTTGAATTTAGTTTCATTGGCATATGCGTTTCATTATTGTTCTACATTGACGCTAGTACCAACAAGTATACCATCATCTGTCACTAGTTTGCAAAACATCTTCTTTGGTGCAACTGTATTTAATCAAGATATTGGTAGTTGGAATACTAGTAATGTAACTAATATGAGTGGCGCGTTTCAAGGTGCGCGTAACTTCAATCAAAATATTGGTAGTTGGAATACTAGTAATGTAACTACTATGACTAATATGTTCAATCAAAATGGATATTTTGGAACTGCGTTCAATAACGGTGTTGCATATGGTGTAAGTAGTCCTATAAACTGGAACGTCAGTAATGTTACTGATATGTCTCACATGTTTCGCGGAACGCCGTTTAGTCAAGATATTAGTACATGGGATACTCGTAAAGTAACCAACATGACTAGTATGTTTCAATCGTGCGGATTTCAAAAATCCATTAATACAAATGCAAATGGTATTTATTGGAATGTCAGTAAGGTTACGAGTATGAATTCTATGTTTTATGCTAGTTCATTTAATCAAGATATAAGTGGGTGGATTCTTAGTAGTTGTACTGATATGTCTCAGATGTTCAGACAATGCAATGGCGGAACAATGCAAAATATTAATTGGGATTGTAGTGGAGTGCAGAACATGTCTAACATGTTCTTGAGTTTTAATAATTTTAATGCAAATATTACTAGTTGGAATACTCGCAGTGTTACGAATATGAATTCTATGTTTAATGGAGCATTTGCATTCAATCAAAATATAGGTAATTGGAATACCAGTAACGTAACTGATATGGGTGGCATGTTTCAAAATGCGCAGGCATTCAATCAAAATATCGGCAATTGGGATACTAGTAAAGTTATAAACATGGAAAGTATATTCAACAGTGCAGCAGTGTTCAATCAACCTATTGGTAATTGGAATACCAGCAATGTTACGAATATGTATAAAATTTTTCAGAACGCACAGGCGTTCAATCAAAATATTAGCAAATGGAATATATCACAAATTAACAACATGGATAGTATGTTCTCTGGTGCGCTGGCATTCAATCAAAATATAGGTAATTGGGATACCAGCAAAGTAACTAATATGAAATATGTTTTTTACAATGCAAAAGCATTCAATCAAAATATAGGTAATTGGAATACTAGTAATGTAACTGAAATGAGAGATATGTTTAATGGCGCACAGGTATTTGATCAAAACATTGGTAATTGGAATATATCAAAAGTAACTAATATGTTAAATTTTTTAACTGGTAATTCAGCAATGTCGGTGGATAATTTCAACAAATTATTGATTGGATGGGCTTCGCAAATAGTGATATCATCTGTTATCTTGAATGCGCCCAATCTTAAATATAATTCAGTAGCACAATCCGCTTATAACAATTTGACAAATGTATCTACGAATAAATGGCAAATAACTACTGCTGGAATAACTACTAAAACTATACCAACATTAAGTCTTACTATTCCTACCATACTATTTGGAGGTTCAACATATACAATTACACAACCCAGTTCAAATAATGCTGAATCTGGAGGAACATTCACTTATACTAGTTCAGATACATCCATAGCGAGTATTTCGGGTAATGTTATTACAATTATTGGAAATGGAACAGTGACAATTACTGCAACGCAAGCAGAAACTACCAATTATGTGAAACAATCAGTAACTGCAGCTGTTAATATTTATCTATCACCTGTTGCTGTTTTTACATTTACAACAAGCGTAGCAAATACAACAATGAAGATACCACTGTTTTCTTCGACAGGTGCTTCTGTAACTGCAACTATTGTTTGGGGAGATAATATAACGAATACGAACATATCAAGTACTACTGGATTTTCACATACGTATGTTTCAGCAGGAACATATACTGTCAATGTAACTAGTGCTACAACTAATCTTGTATTGGGTCAAAATAGTACAACTAGTTGGGGTGATAATACTAAATTAACATTGGTGAATAGTTATGGAAATTTAAATTTAGTTTCACTTGCATACGCGTTTAATGGTTGTTCTAATTTGACTCAAGTGCCGTCAGATTTTCCATCAACTGTTACAACTATTGGACCAAATACATTTTTGAATTGCAGTTTATTAACTTCAGTGGTTATACCATCCACTATAATAAATATAGGTTCATCTGCATTTCAAGGTTGCACAGGGTTAACAACAATAACCATACCAGTAAATGTCACCAGTATAGGTGCATCTGCATTTCAAGGTTGCACAGGGTTAACAACAATAACCATACCAGTAAATGTCACCAGTATAGGTGCATCTGCATTTCAAGGTTGCTCTGTTTTGAATACTATTACAATACAATCCTCATCCATTACTTCAGTAGGTTCAAATGCGTTTGCAGGATTACCAGCATCCATAACTGTTTCAGGGTACATACCAGCATCCGCATTCAGTGGAGTAACAAGTTTTACAAATATAACGATAGGGACGAATATAACCAGTATAGGTGCATCTGCATTTCAAGGTTGCACAGGGTTAACAACAATAACCATACCAGTAAATGTAACCAGTA